ACAAAAAAAAAGGAGATTAATAAATATGACAAACAGATTTAGTAGAATGGGGGCCCGTAGTGGGTCCAATGATAGCTCCGCCAAACAAGGCGGAAACGTTAAGTATAACGTAATTAAAAGTGAGAGAGTAGATTGGGAGCCAAATAATTTCTTGGAAATATCCCACAAATCTTATGACGCAAAGGGTGAGAACTCAGGTAGTGGTGAATTTTATTCACTATCACGTGGCTACTACGCAACCGGTAACGGTGACGTAGATGAAGGCACACCTATCTACCAGAAGAACCTCACGCTACCTGCTGACGATAAGTTTCTCGATAGCTTCATCGGTGCATTAGATAAGATATTTTCTTAGGTGTATAGATGGCTAGAAGCAAAGATGTTCGTACAGGTATGGTTCACGAGATGCACAGTATAACTACTGCGTACGAGAACCTAAGAACTGTGATGAGTAAGCCCTCACCTATGAGTAGGTGGACTGAGGTGAAAGATGCTCTCGAGCGTTTATCATCTGCTATTTACGGACAGTGAGGATATTGATAAGGGATTGTTACTGACACACGTGTGTTGGTTTATAACATTCACTGTATTGGTATTTAGTTTATGAGATATCACATAGCTTATTCAAATCAGATACGTCTGAAGGATGGCAGAGTACTCACGTACGATGACGTTGAACTTCACGAAGAAACACACGAGTATGACGTAGGTACTAGAGAAAAATATAACACGCCACGTAAGGGTGACGAGTTAGAATATCTCGAAGATTTTATGTCAGGTAACTTTGTTATCATACTCGAGAAAGGTGACGTAGAACAAACGGAGTCAGAATAATGGATGATGTATATATGTCTGAAATAGATTGGCACACGCCAACCATACTAACAATATTAACATTAGGTGGTATGATTTTTTGGTTAATGTTTCTAGGGATGACAATTAAAAAGAAATGAATCGATTACACATACGATACGAGCCACGAGTAGGTACTAAAGCCCAACGCCCAGCAGGATTACCAGCGTACGGCGACAAAGGGTTACACGAAGTGAGGCACGTAGATGATGTAGTCGAGTTTGTATTTCTTAACGAGGTACACGTGAGATTCGGTAGCGTTGATTCGTTCAACGTCTACCCTCACCCACCATATGATGATGACCTACGCATCCACGATGTAACTGAGTTACAACTGACTGTGGATGATAGATTTGAACGTGTCATCGATAACCTTTTTAGAAAGGAATGTATTGATGACAATAACATACACGAGTATGTATTTAGAATTTTTAGGCGACCGACATACGGTCGTAGCGATATACCTGCGTATTGGGATATAACTATACGTGAGCATAATATTGATTTGCCACGTTACGCACATAGCCCTGCTCCTACGGAGATGTACGCAGGTGAGTTCAGTGATACGTGGACAGATGAACAACGTGCGGTTGCACGTGAGTTCCGTGCGTATGCTGTTAGTTTCCCGCGTTCGCTCACTGAGAATCAATTCATCGAGTTCTATATGCAACGGATAAAAGATAGTCCTTCCCGCGCTGATGCTCGTAGATTATGGAAACATAGGACTGAAATGGGAATAGTATAACTATGGTAGATACAACAAAAGATGTAAAATGGGGCCTTAATAAGGAGATGGAAGCTATAGAAGTTTTCCAATCCAACGCACCCAAAGATAAGTGGAGTACGTTCACAAAGATGAGCGAGTATAATCATTTCGATTATTGTGCTCACGCAAAGGACCGTAAACGTTCTGCATTCGTGGAAGTTAAGTCACGACGTAACAAACACGATGCGTACGACGATACTATGGTCCCGTCAATTAAGATAGAGAAGGCACTAAACCTGATACGTTTAGGCCACAAAGTTTACTTTGTTTTTAACTTTACTGACGGAATTTACTTCGCAGACCTTGAGAAGGCCACCGTACGCTTTGCCAAAAGTGCACGTACGGACAGGGGTGCATTAGAATTAGGTCACTACGCGTTCCTACGTGTAGATGAGCTGAAAAAAATAGGAGAAAAAAATGAGTAACGTAACAAGTAGAAAATATAAAGAGTTAGAAAGCCGGCTCGATACAATCGAGAAGTGGCTAGACGAGAAAAGTGAACTACTGACAAGTCTTAATATGCTTGAAAACTATAGCTTTTTAATCAAAGCAATAAAGGAATACGTTGATAGACAGGAACAAATGGGTATGCAAATGCAAAATATGCAAGGGCAGTTTACCACTAACGTACAATCCGTTGAAGAATTTATGACTGAAAACGAATTGAGCGAGAAGTGGGATGAGTTCCTGACAAAGAAACGTGAAGAAGCAGAAAAGGAAAAGGCTATGTCAGAAGGTCCAGAAATAAAAAGTGCAAGTCAGATAATCTCTGAACAACGAGGGATGACTAAGGAGTAATTATGTGGCAATATTCTGATACAGGGATGTGTGTAGAGTGTAAAAGTCTAACAAGTTTAGATGATTACAAGCTATGCCAAATGTGTGCGATGCTATGATACAGAAACGAAAGAGCAGTCTTAACGACTTACACCGATACTTTGAAAGTTGTTTCGTGTTAGGTAAACGTGACCCTATATTAGAAAACCACGAAACTCGAATACTTACATTATTATTGTGGGCGATTGCTGGTAAGTCAGTATGTATCAGAGGTGAGTCAGGCAGTGCTAAGACCAAGATATTAAACGCAGTTACAGCGTTGATATACGGGGACGAGGGACTCGCGGGACGCAACTCTGACTTACTATGGTTAAATTCATCATCAGCCAAAGGGCATCTTACAGAAGATAGTGCGACTATTATAACACAAGCTAAACGCTGTGTAATACCTGAGTTGCAGAATATATTGACATCACAAAATCTAGAAGCTATGATAAAGCTGTGGATGGAGGATAGACCATATATATACAGTAAGAACGAAATGGGTAGACGCACTGTAAGAATCATACTCGACCCTAAGCCTATTATGACGAACCTTGCCGATGGAAACGAAAGTTTACCACAGCTTCCTGTTGAAATGAGACGTAGAGTAATAAGTTTGCCTACGTTTTCTAGCAAGGAGTTAAACGAAAAGGTTCACCATTTAAAAGCAATTAGTCGTATGTTACCTGATGATAAGCTTGTAAAACTAACACGTATAGAAACTAGTGGTTTGAAAAATCAAATCAGAGAAGCTATGAAGTTAGAGAAACGAGTTATAAATCCAGGTGCAGATATAATACGTACGACTATACCAGCGACGTACACAATGTCTAATACATTTATAGATTATTATTTCGATGTTATAGAGGCAGTCACAAAATTCCACCACCGAGAGAGAGTACAAGATTTAGATTATATATACTCTACACCCGCAGATAATTTTATTGGGTTCCAACTCGCAGGTAATATATTTAGGGATATGTCGATAGGTATCAATCCAATTGGCAAAGAGATTATTGATTTCGTACCTAAGGCGGAAGTATGGGGTGACTTAGTAACCGAAAGCGAATCAGATGCAGTACATATAGATGAGATTACTGACCATCTATCTAGCAAGGGTATCAACAGAACAAAGAAGATGATTGAGTACACAATGAATCGTTTAGTAGATACTAATTTTGTTAGGCGTCTGAATAAAACCAACAAGTATTACAGAACACAAGACTTTGACTTCAGTCGCTCAGTCGATTGGAAAGGTCTAGTAGATGCCTGCATTACGAATATGGAAACTAATTCAGAACATATTGCAGAAGAATATAAGAAGGATGATTTACATATGTATACAGACCCCTTTACAGGTGAACATAAGAATATACCTATGACATTGCAGGTATATGGAGGACATATAGATGGGTAAGATGAGTTGGATAGCAGCTAAAAAAGAGATGTTTAAACAACAACGAAAGAAAAAGAAGAAGGTGAAGAATGATAAGAATTGAAGGTAAATGTCAGTACTGTTTAGAACCTGAGTGTGATTGCTATCACAATTTAATACAGAATGGTAAGTTCTATAAGAACAGCTATTGGCCTATCAGGGAGATAGACCCACGATGAGTGATATCATACCTATGGAGATTCCATTAAATAGTCAGATACGAGTATATATATTATGTGGCATAGTTAATATAATGTGGAGGTTAATATGATAATAATAGAAGATTTAATATGGCATCTAGAATCTTTAAATGAAGATTTAAAGGATAAAGGTTTATATGTAGCCATTGCTTTTCTTAAATATATGAGAAGAAATATAGCAGGAAGAGGAACAATGACGGGATTCCTGTCAGGCGACGAATATAGAGATATGAAATTATGAACTGTAAATTATGTGGGTGGAAACTAACACCGCAGTATGTTAGATACCGAGATGTCAATGGTAATCCCTATTGTAGGGAATGTTATATACAGATAGGAGGAATACTATGAAAGAAATAATGGAAAAGTACAGCACGACATTCTTTGAATGTGTACAAGAATGGCCTAAGAATATTAGAAAAGACATATATAAACTGTATGCATATCTGAGGGTCATAGACGAAATGGTAGAAGGCGATGCCGGTTGGAATGATTTCAAGAAATGGAGAAAGATAATAGAACAGTTCTACGAAGTGTGTGATAGACATAACTTCGAGGGGCAGTGGCTTATGGACTTTCACCAAGCTATGCTGACTGATTTAAAAACTAAAGAACACACAACTACAACTATGATAGAATATTGTAAAGGTTCAGGTGAATCGGTCGGGCTAATGGTTTCAAGAATACTAGGATGTTCACCCGAAGGTGACGAATACGCTAGAGCATTAGGTAGAGCGTACCAGATAATAAACTTTGTCAGGGATTATGACGACGATGTATCTAAAGGATATCACTATATTGGTGAAGATAAAAACTTTTACATTCGTATGTTTATTAATGAGCTGACGTTTGCTTCTACGGGTTTGCAGTTTATACCTAAACATTTACGCGGACCAATTGTCGAGGCAAACAAAAAATATTTACAGGTGGCAGATGATAATAAAGGGTTTTAGAGTAAATGAACCACTCAAGCCAGCTAAGATATACGTCTGCAACTGTGTACACGGACATTATAATTGTACGTGCGATGGAAAAGGAGGAAAGAGAATGAACGATTTCGATAAATTTAAAGCGACACTAGAGATAATGGAGTTTCACTTAAATGATGAACGCATTGGAGAAACTATAATTAGCAAGTGGGTTGATGAATTAAACTCTACACTACAGACATACCACGATATGGCAAACATAAACGCCGGTAATGTTATTGGTAAGACTAAAATTCAAGATGACCCATATTACGGCAAGGAAGGCCCAAAATAATGTACTTCAGTGAAGCCGAATGGATTACAATCCTATCTGTAGGATTGGCCATACTTCTCGCGTGGGCGACACTGCTATGAATTGGTACCCCGATGGTTCTACATTGTGTCCACGCTGTTATTCTGTGTGTACATTAGTATACAAGAGTGTAGACAGAAGTATATATGAATGCATAAAATGCAAACAAGAGACAATTGTTAACCACGAGGAGGTTGATTGGTAATGAAATTAGAAGAATTTGATAAGATAAAGGGGCTATACGACGAGAGTATAATGGATTTGTCTAAAGAAGATACGCAAACTTTGTTTAACTATCTAGACGAACCATCCCAATGGAAGAGTAATAGAACACGACGTACGTTTTATGCGTCAGACGCAACACGTTGTGAACGTCAATTGTTCTACTCAGTCTCGGGAGAGAAGGAAACTAACCCGTCTATAGGTCCAAAGCAATTAAAGATATTCGCTTTAGGAGATGCCATACACGAGGGTATATCTGATAGATATAGACAAGTAGATGGTTGGAAGTTCTATGAAGAAGCTCCTGGTGAGATATTTATACCAAAGAAAGATGACCATAAAACAGATTTCTTACTACACTATAGAGTAGATGGTATATTAAAAAGAAAGTTCGGTGACGAGAAGTTACTAGGTATTGATACCGATTGTATGGTCACTGAGTTTAAAAGTAGTGCAGACTTTCCATATAGTACAGGAAAGAATAAGAAGGGTAACATATATTGGTTTGGTGCTAAAGATGTTCCCAAGTACGACCACTTTGCACAGCTGCAATTAGGTATGTACGGCGAAAGTGTTAAATATGGTGTATTGCATTACTATAATAAGAACAACAGTGAAGAGGCGATTCACGTCCTCAAGCTGAATGAAACGTTCGTCCACAATCTCATCGAGAGGATGTGGAAAGTTATGGACGAAATAGCTCTCGGTAATTTACCAGAGCGGCCATACGAAGCATTCCCAAACAAAGGTAAAACAGCACTTCAGAAAACGAAAAAGATAGGAGATACTATCGTCAAATCTGATTGGCACTGTCTTTACTGTAACTTTGCGGATAAATGCTGGGGATTAAATAAAAAGGAGTAGGTATGAGAACGCAAGTATTCTTGACAAATGTAGATTATTTTACTGACCCTGTGTCAGACAAGCCTATCATTAGGTTGTACGGTAAGACTGAATATGGAGAAACTAAAGTATTCTTTCAGGAAAACTTTAAAGCGTACTTTTACCTAGCTAGACCTTCCCCACACGACCGTCGTTTACTTGCAATGGCAGGTGCACAGATAGGAGAAAACGTAGAGTTAGAACACTATCAGGAGAAGTACGACTGTGTTAAAGTCTACTTACGGCATCCTAAACATATGCCTCGTCTCAGGGAGAAACTGATAAACAGAGGTAGAACAGTTTTTAGTGCAGACATACTGTATCAGTTACGATACCTGTACGACAATGATTTAGGAGCATTTGTAGAAGTAGAACACGATAGTAGTTATTCGGTACAAAGTATACAGAGATGTAAATCATTCGATGTTAACTTAGACGTTGTAACGTTTGATATTGAATGTAGTCTCCGTACTAAGGAAATGTACTGCATAGCTGCGCAACTAAACGACAACGCTGGTGTTGTATTTACCAACGCTAGTGGCGAAGCTAAAATGATAGAGGACTTCGTCGAGTATATAAACGCGGTAGACCCTGACATCATAACCGGTTACAATAGTAATGGGTTTGATATGCCAGTTCTTATGAAGAAAGCTAGGTCTCTAAATGTAGAGATGGGAATTGGTAGAGAGGGCGATGAGCCGTGGATGCGTGAGGATAACAAGCGAAGAATAAAGTCTTGGTTCGCGTCAGGACGAATATTCGTTGACACTTGGCAACAAGTAAAACAAGAACTCAAACCTATACAGGAATCACTTGGGTTCGTGGGTGAACTTCTGGGTGTCGGGTCTAAAGACAACGTTGATGCATCTCGCATAGAAGAGGAGTGGGCTAACAGACGTTTATCTGTAATCAAGTATTGCAAGAAAGATGTCAAGGTTACCTACGATGTTTTTATGCACGATAAGATTGCATCTATATCTAAAGCTATGGCTTTGAGCGTTGCAAGTGACTTGCCCCTAGAACATTCGTTTGCCCCCGTTACTTCTCGCATCGTCGATTCCCTACTCATTAGACGTTTCGATAAGAAAGGCTTTGCAGTTCCACAAAACAATTGGAACAACAAGGCTAAGAAAATTAAAGGAGCGACCGTCTTTGAGGTTTTCAAACCAGGTATTTATCACAACGTTGGTATATTTGATTTTAAATCAATGTATCCCAGTGTTATGATTAAAAACAACATTTGTCCAACAACATTCACTAAAACTGAAACCGGTGATAGCGTTCGCTCCCCCCTCGGGGTTTACTTCAGGTTGGACAAAGAATCAATCGTTCCCAAGATTCTCAAATCATTATGGGAATGGAGAGATGCAACTAAACTCGAAATAAAAAAGAATGGAGATTACCACGATAGACTGCAATACAGTATCAAGGTTCTTATGAATTCTTTTTATGGAGTTATGGCTAGTGATTTCTATAGATTTACTAACCCATCCATAGGTGGTAGCATTACTGCCTTTGCTAGAAAGGGTATACAGGATGTATATGATGAGTTAGATTCGAGGAACTACACTACTATATATGGGGACACAGACAGTGTGTTCGTACAACTTACGGACGATGACCCTCACGAATTAGCCAAAGAACTGTCAGCGCGTGGATTAGAAATGGAATTAGAAAAGATTCTAAGTTCCTTCTTTACACACGGCGCAAAGAAACGATACGCTGCTACAGTAGAATGGCCCAAAAAAGAATTCTACGTCAAAGGTTATGAGCTCAAGCGTGGTGACTCATTTAAAAGACAACGAGAAGTATTAGAACAATCGTTACGTCTAATATTAGATAGTCGCCCAGATGATGCACTTAAACTTGTGACAAAAGCAGTAAAAGAAATAAAGAATGGAGAAGTTGATTTAGAAGACTTGATAGTTACCAAGAGTGTCAGGTCTCCAAGCGAGTATGTAAATCCCGATTCAAACGCGGGTGTTCAAGCTGCTGCTAAACTTCAGGCCCGAGGATATCCTTGGCTTCCTGGTACAAAAATAAGTTGGGTAGTATCTAACTCTAAGCAAACTCCGATGGAAGTAGAACCATACATAGAAACCACTGATATGAATGTTAAATTTGATAGGGACTACTACGCGGATAGATTGGTTAGAACTATGTCAGATATAGCCGGTGTTTTTGACTGGGATGATATGGGTCTGAGGAGCGGAACAAAACAGCTGAGACTGTTCTAAATATAGAAGGTGCTATATGAGAAAGAAAAAAACAAGAGCTCCACCCAAAAATCGTACACGATATGAGGGCGAGCTTGTAAAGATAGTGGGGACAATGCGTCCCGATTGCTATGTTTCACCGTCAGGTAACACTCAAGGCTGGGACATTTTTATTGTCCACAAATTCGGTAAGAAATTCATACCGATAGAGGTTAAGACGTCAAGCACCACATCGAATATTAATTTAGCATACAATCCTAGAGTTAAGAAACAATTCGAAAAGTATGATAATATATGGAAACGACACAAAATTGTAACTTGGTACGCGTTCAGAAAGATTACACGTGGACCTACTAAGAAAGAAAGAAAATGGAGATTCGTGCCCATATCAAATATCAACCAATTAGTATTGTCTTATGATGATGGATTAACGCTAAAAGAATTCACGGAGGTAATATTATAATGTACAACAGATGTTATTTTTCAAAGGGTGACTTTGATGAGATGAGGAAAAGACTAGAAGATTATGTCGCGGAACAAAATGTAGTTTCACGAGAAGATGTTTTGGATAACGTATTCTACGTAAACAGACGTGGCAAGAAGATGACTATGAACAATAGACAGCTAGGATTTATAGTGAGGTATAGCGAGAGACAGGGTGGTGTTACATCTTTTCTTTACAGAAGAGATAAGGCAGACCACTACTACCTAACAACGGTAGAAAATATGAAACAATTTATAGGAGATGATTGGATTGGAAGAACAAAATGAAATGACTGGTGTTACACCAGATATGTTAGCAAGTCATACAAATATGCAGGGAGATGTGTCATCAGACAAAAAACATTTCGCTGAGATATCATTTGATGGCTTTAGAATTTGTTTGAGTACGTCAGAGGCAATGCCTTTAGTAGACTTCAACGATGAATTACTAAGGTTCTGGTCTAGGCTAGATGAGTTTATGATGGAAAAACAAAGAGAAAGAAAAAGGACCACGAATACAAGTGGAGGAAGAAACCAAAGCTACGGCTAGGACAAAATATGAGAAGAGACGAAGATTATTTACAAGATTTAATTGAATCAATGTTTGGCCTAAACAATATTATGTACAACAATGTACCTAAATATAAACCTAGGAAAGACGCGGCTAATAGAAATGTCGAGGTTGATTCGACTGGCGATGCTGTTAATATAACAATGGATTTGCCAGGAGTAGAGCTAGCAGACATCAACTTAGAGGTTGATGAATATAATATAGTAATAACCGCCAAGAACGGCGTGAGAAACTATAAGTTTAATAGGACATTTAAGTTTTCTTTAGATGCAGACAAAGCTAAAGCAACATTTAAGAATGGAGTATTAAACGTATCAGTAGAAAAGGTTGCCAAACCTGATATGAAAAAGGTTGCAATAGAGGGCTGATACAATGGTTGACGTAAATTTTCCGAATGAGTGTTCAGAGTTTGTCTACGTTAGGACATACTCAAGATGGATAGATGATAAAAAACGTAGAGAAACGTGGCCTGAAACGGTCGAAAGATATATTGGGTTCATAACTAAATATCAACCTGATATACCTAAAAAGACAATACGTAAGATAAAAAAGTATGTTACCTCATTTGAGGTTATGCCAAGTATGCGTATGTTATGGGCTGCTGGACCACCTGCCGAAAAAGACAACACGTGTATATACAATTGCTCATTTGCAAATATAGATTCTATAGAATCATTTGCAGAGTGCTTGCATATACTAATGTGTGGTACCGGCTTTGGGTTTAGTGTTTCGGAAAAACACGTCAACAAACTTCCAGTCGTGCCTGAACTTTCAGGAGAAGAGTTACCAGATTATGTGGTTCCTGATTCCAAAGAAGGTTGGGCCGACTCGGTAAAGGTGCTTATGAACTCTCTGTACGAGGGTAAACATATACACTTCGATTATTCGGAGTTAAGACCAGAAGGTGCGCGTCTTGCGACAATGGGAGGTCGTTCCTCTGGTCCAGCACCACTTATAAGACTGCATCAATTTATAAGAGAAGTCTTTGGTAAAGCACAAGGACGAAAACTTCGAGCGATAGACTGTCACGATATCTGTAATCAGATAGCAGAGATAGTTGTATCAGGAGGAGTTCGCAGAAGTTCTCAGATATCATTATCAGACTTAGATGATGATAAGATGAGAGACGCTAAGATATGGCCCTTTCCTCTTAGGAGAGCAATGGCCAACAACTCAGCAGTATATGAATCTAAACCTACAGCGGTAGAGTTTCTCAAAGAATGGGCTACGTTAGCAGCTTCAGGTACAGGAGAGCGCGGTATATTTAATCTAGAAGGCGCACGCAACTCCTCACCTAATAGACGCAATGGTAACTTAATAGAGGGAACTAACCCCTGTGGTGAGATTATGCTGAGAGACCAGGAGTTCTGTAATCTTTCAGAGATAGTAGTAAAAGATTACGATAACTTAGATACATTACTTGATAAGGTAGAGACAGCTGCGTGGATGGGAGTTATACAATCTACATTTACTGACTTTCCATACCTAAGACCCAAGTGGAAAAAGAATTGTGACGTAGAACGGCTTTTAGGCGTCAGTTTGACTGGGATATGTGATAACCTACCGGCACTGACTTCGGACGCTTTAAAGGCCCTTAAAATGCGCGTATTGCGTATTTCTCGCAAGGCTGCTGACACACTGGGTGTACAACACTCAAAGGCTACAACTTGCATCAAACCAAGTGGTACAGTCAGTCAATTAGTGAACTCAGCATCGGGTATGCATCCACGTTATTCCAAATACTATCTACGCCGGTATAGAATTTCGGCTACTGACCCTCTCTTTCATATGTTGAAAGACCAGGGAGTCAAGTTCTATCCCGAAGTTGGACAAAAAGATGGACTCGCTACTACGTATGTTTGCGAATATGCTGTTAGTTCTCCTAGTGATAGTCTCACTAGGCGAGATATCGGAGCTATTGAGCAACTAGAACTGTATAAAAGAATTCAAGAACACTGGTGTGAACACAATGCTTCTCTTACTGTATATGTTAAAGATGATGAATGGTTTGAAGTCGGTAACTGGGTATACCAAAATTGGGATATTATTAATGGTGTATCTTTCCTTCCTTATGATGGTGGGCAGTATAAACTAGCCCCCTACAAAGAGATAACAAAGGAAGAATATATGGCTTACGGATACAATACGACTATCGATTATAGTCAACTCAGTAAGTATGAAACCGAAGATAACACAGAAGGTGCCAAAGAATTAGCTTGTAGTGGTGACAAATGCGATATATAAATGATAAAATACCAAACCGAATGCATCCACTGCTGGAAGCGCTGCATCCTTGTAAGATACGATGGAAGTTGGAAGTGCTGTAATTGTAACAAGTAGGTAAAGATGACTAGTATTAGTGAAATAAATCTCACATTCTGTGAAGGCGCAGATGAAATGAGATACGTAGTACCAAAACAAGATGGTAATGGATTCTTTTTTAGTAATGACATAAAACCAAAACCCGATGAAGGAAGTTGGTTACGTTCTATAAAATACAAAGATGAGAATGCATTTCTATTTGTTTTAGATATTGACACAAAGAAATTTGACAGAAACGTTTTCCTAGCTGCGCGTGGTCTACACGACACTATAAAAAACTATCTGCACGTAGTCCCGATTCTAAAAGCATCTGGAAGCAAAGGCGTACAGCTTATATTTAAACTAAAGTTCGATGAGAACGTAGAAGAACATACGGCTCTCAAGAATATGCGTGACCTAGCATACACTTTGTACAAGATAACAACACCAGAAGTACGTAAAAGAATTAGATTCGACGCAACACCTGGGATAGATTGTGCAATGTACACAAAGAAAAGGATGGTTCGTTCATTTTGTAAACACTTAGGTTCAAATATGTTCTCCGTTCCGTACAAGTACGAAGATGATTTTAAGACAGTAAAGAAAAGAATGAACTTAGATGTTCCCCCTATAATGTTTGATACATTCCCAGAAGTTCAATATAATGATGAATATGTTATATATGAATATACAACGTCTACAAATAATATAGGTGTACTTCTAGAAGAACTCCCAGACTTGGACCCAGATAACAAAAAGGTTGCCGCTGATAATAAAATATACCAACGAATGCCTACGATTTTTAAACGTGTAGTTGATTGCGACCACGTTGACCACGGTCTCAAATGGCCACTAATTACCTATATGCACATATGGGAACGTATGCAACCAAAAGAAATCGCTGAGTGGTTGTGGCAGTATTCAGGTTGGAAGGATTTAAGCAATGTCAAGTTGACAATGTATCACATCAATTGGACCTGTAACTGGGTAGATAGTTTAGAATGGTGGAAGCAAGAAAAAAGTATTAGATACATATTCCCACTTCCAGATACATTCTTAGAGCCTATGCTACAAGAACGTGCAGCAAAGCTTGGTTGGTCTATTCTATACCAAGAACTTCGGTATACTTTGACTCGCTATCTTTCAATGTTAGGGCTTGAACTGTCCGAAGCGTCACAAACCGCGCAGTGAAATAATTCCACTGTCTACCTACCTTGGTAGTTATGCTTTTATCGTTCAGATACTTTGCTATCTGTCCGTATGTGTGACCATTCTTTCTAAGATTCACCATATCTAAACATATCTCCCATTCATCGGGAGTATATCCAAACATATCGCTTCTAAACGAACGTTGGCGAACCGAGTCAGTCCCTTTAGATGTACTTCCGCTCATAATAACTCCTTTGAAGGGGTCTCCCTTGTGTATCTTTGCAGAGCTTTTTAAGCCTACATCTTTAATCTTTTCTGTCCATTCCTCATTTGGTATTCCGTGTGCCATTTCCTATCCTCCTTTTAATATATAATCAGATGTTCTTGGACCAAGTTTATCTAAACCAAGTGCGTATGATATACCTTCACTTGATACCTGTATTCTTTTAGATGATATTCTATGTTCTCCACGAACATCCATATCATCAACATCTAAGTAAACAACATTGTTTAAACCTAAATCATACCCTTTAGATACTTGTATGTCTATTTCATCGATTTCATTTCTTTCGGCCATAACTAATCGTATAGCCGCCTCTGTACATTCTGCATTGTTTTTAAAACGATTATCTGTTATAGATGTCCCAATAGAACCTGTAGGAGAGTTTCCTATCTCGAATGTACCTGACGAGTTATTATCACCGTAGACAGTTGCCTTTGTGATTGGTGCTCGTCTATTTACTTGCATACTAATTATACCATCGTTTCTACTAAACCTAATTCCTGTACCGCCTTTTACTCTTTTTTTAGTAACAACTATACTTTTACCTACAACGTCTACAACGTAATTTAGGGGGTCCCGGGGGTCATCATCGTCAGTTATTCTAGACAATAGGTTTGTAAATACTGAGTATGCTGTCTCATTTCTATTTCTTAACCCGCGCATTGGTATAGGCGGAGATGTCTCACTTAACATATCTAATGATATATCAACTCCCGTTTCTTTGATTACGTCAGCTAAAAACTGAACTGCGGTATATCCATCATAATTTTGTTTATCTGTCATAACAATTGGAGTAGATTCTCTACTAGCTATAAATGTACGACAATCGTATGCAGTTACCTGAACTGATGAGTCGGACGGTTTGACATCCCTTATAAATCCTACAAATATAGATGTAGATTCTGCACCGCCCTCATTAATAAAAAATTCTACTTCCCGGTTTAGTAATCTAGCGTTTATATATTCGGGGTCTTGTATAGTAAAATTAATAGATGATAATTGGTTATTACCTGGATTATTATAACTAATATTTAATACACTATTTATTATTTGACCTTCTATAACAATCTTAGGTGTACTATAGATATTTTGGTTTGTCATCTATATTACCTCCGAGTGATATCATTCCATCTGAAGTTATGTTTCCAGACGAATCATAATCAAGAACGTGGGTGACTATGAAGTCAATAGACCATTTGTTTGACATACGTTTTGTAGGAACATCTTCAGCTAAAGACACGGCTTTACCAAAGAATCTCATATATGTACCGTTAGGTCTTTGTAAATCATAAAAGAGAGGGGTTCCTTCTTTTTGGAACTTCTGCATTTTCTTTAAAGAAGTATATCCACCAGTTGTAGATGTACTGTAATCTCCGAACGCTACACCTCCTATTCGTATACGTCCTCCAGATGCTCCTATCTTTCTCAGTTCACTTCTACCGAACCTATCATCTATCTGTACGTACTTACCATTACGTGTAAAACTTAATGATTGTGTAACTGTTATGTCAGATATATCTACGTGCATTGGGTCATTAACTTTTATCAGCTGTGAGTGTTTATTATCGTAAGGATATAGATAATTTATAGCAGGAGAATTAGTTTCAAAAGTAGAACTTACCGTAGATTCCCAAGCAATACCTATTAGTAATCCATAAGAATCTATAGTCCAATTAGCATTACTTCCTACAAAATCGGGCCAAGTTATGCTACTGTTCTTAGTTTTCTCCCAATCTCCAGGAGCATTAAACGCTATCGGACCTGAAACATATAAAGAACTATCTTCTATTCCAGCTGTAGTCTTATCTATAAACTCTAGTGGCTTCCAGTGTATTTGACCTAATTCATTATCTCTTGCTGTATAGTAAACTGTTAATTTAACTTTACCACCTTGAGCTCTATCATCTCCTGATGTATGTTGGTCCTGACCTTGACCGAAACGATTAGCCATACTAAAATATATCCTATCAAACTTTTCTAATTCTTTTGTAATTAAAATAAAGTTTTTAGCTCCTCCACTGTGAGCTCCTGCTACTAATGTAAAGCCAGGAAAGTTACCGTATAATGGATATGTACCACTAGCGTCATCACTAGTATCGTCATTATTTCCCTCTTTTGATGCCCACGATGTACCAGAATTACTGCTAAATTGTAATAAATTTACATAGTCTAACTCATCAAATAAATTTTTAGCTGCATTTGTAGCTTGTGAATAATCAGTAAAGTTTTCTAATTGTGAAAATGGTCCACTTCCTGTACCTGCATCTGTAGCACCTGTGCGGTCATCTTTAACTTGTAACCTAAGTAATTTATAATCATCATAAAATCTATTAGTTGCTAATCCATCTTGACCGTCCGCTGTGGCAGCTAAGTTACCATCTAAGTACGAGCGTGTTTTATTCCACGGGTTTGCGTACGTACTAAAAGGACACTGCGTATATCTTAACTGACCTATATATTTATTAACACTATTTGCAGTTATCCTGTCTGTAGCATTATCTAAATCGGTAGTAGATTGTGAAAACCCTTTAGACGCATCTAAAAATAAATTACTATTACTTTCTGGTATGGTAAGGTTTGGCGAACGTGTGCGAGACTCACTTGCGTCATATTGTGTTCTGAAAGCAGAATCCTGATATTCTTGTATAGGCCATCCTTGACTTACGTTCGTAATGCTCGTATCTTCGTCAAAATCAGGCACGAACCACGTACCTAATCTACTTGGAGATGCTGCCGCGTCTACGCCCATACTAGTTTCAATACCAAAGCCATCTGCTAATGCAGCAAAAGCTTCAGCTGCACTGACTTGATTGTCAGTACCATCTATATTATTATTAACCCAAGCCTTGTTGATAGTAAATGCGTTTGAACCAGCTACTGCCGTTACTACTGCAGCACCATCTACAGCAGAGGCGTTTACTGAAATTCTAATTACCGAACCAACTCTAAATGGATGTGTACCAGATGCGAGTGTAAACTTAAATTTACCTCCATCGTTACTAGCTGTAGCACTAGTCATACTCTTATAGCCGTGTGCTGTTGTAAATCTATTTCTACTTGCAGTTGAAAATCCAGTAGTAACTATTTTAGGAGAGGTTCCAAAGGCAGAAACAACTCCATTGTTTGACCACAAGTGTGCTCCTAAAAAGGCTGTACTAAAACTACCTCGTGATAATATGTACACAGAAGAATCGTCAGCGTGTACAGCTGCATCCGTATTATCTGTTTCTCTAGTTACAGTTAGTGTATTAGTAGATACGTTAGTTACTGTCATAACTTCAGCGTCTATTAATATTCTATCAGTAGCGACAAATAATGTACCATCATCGACATCAATAGCAGTCTCACTATCATCTAAAGCTTCTGCTAATTGACCGCGTCTTAATGTAATACAATAAGAACTTGGAGCTCCTACGTATGTATCTAACTGTCCAGTAGAACCATTAATTGTTTCTGTTATAGGAGTAGTTCCGTGGGCACCTGCTCCACTTCCCATTAAAGTAGTAGTTGCACCATACTTAGGAACTCTAAGATATACTCTTTCACCTGGTCCTAATGCAGTAGTGCTACCTGAGGTTGCCATTTTTACTAATTCAGCTTTAAGTATTTTCTTTACTGGGTTCGATAATGCCATTGTATTGCCACTAAACTTAGTATCTATAGTTTCTTCTATTATATACCCATCTGTAGACATATATTTAACTTTAACTTCTACGTCATCATTTAATGCAGAGGATGGATATGTTAAGGATTCTGCAGAATGCCACGCGTAAACCTCGTTAGGTAATACCGTATCAGCTCCTCCAGCAGCGCCTGCAAAACTATCACCCTCTATACCAGACATTATTGTTTTTCTATCTGTCTTTAATATTGCTTTTGGTGGGAATATAGTTGGCGCAAAGTAAGGTATTCTTCTGGTAGTACCAGCAGTAGAATCTTCGCTTACTATGGAGATATTATTTTGTCCTTGTGATAAAGTCACTGAGTCTAATGTTGAATAATCGTTATTTGAGTCAGAACTAGTATACCATTTAGAAACAAATCCATTCGGACTTATAGCTCTAATTAAAGGAAAAAACCTACCAGCCTTAGTATATATATGCTCTAGAACTATATGCATACGGGGGAATGTAAATAATTTTTGTTCTCTATTTGATTTTTCGGGTGAGTTATCTTCTCCGTCGTCCCAATCAATTTCTACTCCAATAGCTGGTTCGTTAAATTCTATTCTATAATAATATTTTTCATATTGTTTATAATATTGGTCATCTTGATAACCTGCTATTTTGCCGGTTGCTACTGCATCGACATCCAATGCTGTATTATCTGCACCTGTTTCCGCTAGTGCTCGAGTCGTATATACTTTTATTACATAATTACTTGGGTCTGCTACCATTAGTCACCTCTCAAGGCAAACGCTGCCTTTCTAAACGATACTTGTGGGGACATAGATATTTCACTAGTAGTTTTACCAGAAATATTGTGATAGTCGCATAATATTATACGTGCATTGTAGGACAATGACGAACCTGTAGAATCACTTACAAGTTCTTTTAAATTTTTATCTAAAACAAATACACCATCTTCTACAATTACTGGATAAAAAGTTCTGTGTGAAATAAAAAATTCTTCTATTGTTCCTTGAAATCCGTCATTGCTGTCGTTGTTACCAAAGTAAACATAACCGTTAGATGGGTCATCCCAACTCTGTCCAGACTTCCAATTGTCAGAACTACCTGCGGACGTTAGTGCACCAGACTGGTCTTCAAGACGTCCATTGATAAATAACTTAACATTACCGTTTGCAACTTCAGTGTCTAATGTTACACAGACTGCGTACGGAGTTTCATTATCTGGTACTAATCTTGTGACAGATGTCAAGGCTACTGCAGTACCACTACCAGGAGCTACCGTTGCGGTTAATCCTCCATTAGTTCCAATTTCTAATTCAAATGCGACATTACTAGAACCATCTTGTATTGTTACTATCTCACCTGTACCTGAACTAGGTAATGCAGATATTCGTATATGTCCCATTATTGTCATATTAGTTGTAGGTGGTGCAGGACTTCCAGGGTCTTCTATTTCCATATGGTCAGCGTCTGCTCTAATATAAGCATCTCCATCAAATGCTGGAGTAAAACCACATAATCCTTCAAAATCTACATCAAATGTACTATCTAATTCTACATCATTTGTAGTATTTTCAATATAGTTATAGTATTTTAAACCTGAGCCAGTACCAGTTGCTAAATCTTTATTACCATTATATTGTTCTAAAGTAAAGAAGTTAGGCATATGCATACCAACTTTGTGATATTTGTTAAATATTGGTTCACTATCTACTATAATAAATCCATACCACCAATCCTTTCCACTTACTGCCCAATTAAACTGAATTTTTGTTGGGTCATTTTCATACGGAACAGCCGTAAAAGTAGGTGGTGGAGCTACAGAATCTGTAAAACCTGCAAGTATAAATGGTCTAACACCAGCACTTGCGTCATCTGTATTTACTGTTATTTCGTGAACGTGCATATCATCAGCTGGTGTAACCGCTAAAGAAAATGTGTCATTTGGTTTTAAACCATCTGCTGAAACAATTCCAGATATGTCTGCTATATTAAAGTTTACTCCAGTTGTAGCAGCACCAGTTGGTGCAGAAGCACTTGGAGAAAATACAGAAGCATAGCCGCCTTTATTTGTTTCGCTATCGTAACTTCCATAACCATAATCTGTTTTGACATTTAGTGCTGAGTTTTCAGTTTTTGACCAACTCCAAGAATTGTCATATGTACTAGTATCACTGAATTTATCTTCATTCCAAGTAGCTCCAAAGTTTCCTGATGATATACCTGCAGCGACGCCATTATTTACTAAACATACTGAACTATATGTTCTCTTTGGTAAAGCGTCCGTACCGTCAGTCCATTTATAATACATACAAATCCAAAAAGCTAATGGAGAAATACATATAGCTGGCATATTAGCAGTCGTTAATAAATCAGCTCCATCAGCATCTACAGTTGCATTGCCCAATAAAGTTATCTTCCTTCCATTTATAGATTCTAATGTCATATCTCGCAAACCATTAGTTGGTGAAGCATCTGTACCAAATGTTGCATTATGCAAATACAATCTAAATTGAAATGGTTCCGCTGCTGTTGTAGATGTACTTGGAATTCTAAATATATTTGGCTTATCTACTTCAACTACACATTTAGTAGTAGAAATCTCTATTATTTTAGTTACTCTTGCTTTTACAAAGTGATTTTCTCGTTGAATTTTAGTAAACCCAGTATAATCCGAATCGTCGTAATCTATCTGTAATATACCCGGCTGAGAAAATCCTTCATTGCCAGCTGAACCTGTCCAAGCTACCTCTGCTCCAGTTCCTGCACTATGTGCAAGACTTCCTATAGTACCGTTGACCGTAAGTCCCACATTCGTTCCCGTACCATCAGTAAATGCCATAGTTGAATTATCAGTGTGAACTCCGTTTGTCCCCGTCGCCATTGGCCATCCTAAACTTAATCTAGTTCCCGAAGAAGAAAATGCAGACCAAGCAACGTCTGTACTAGATGCAGATAGTGGGCTTGCATCGTTAGCATTAGCAGTTCCAAAATTATTAAAGAAATAATTTTTTAATTCTCCGTCTGGAAACATTGCCTCATCAAAGACACCTAAGGATAAAATACGTGGTGCGTCAAACGTGGTGTTGTTATTCTTTCTTGCTTTGTTAGATTCAAAAGACAACTGGTCACGTGTTGGATTTTCATCACATATAGTTGCATTTTCTATTTTGTAGTTACTATTAGATATTCTAAAGTTATCGATAAATACAGCACTTTCAGTATCTTCGAGTGAACTATATATATTCTCAGCAGTATCTGCTGGATAGTTAACTAACCAAAATTGAATATAAGGAGTCCAATCATCAAGAGAGTCCATATAATCATCTGTAACACCTTTCATTTGAAAACTAGCAAGTAATTCTTCCTCATTAGCTGCGGATAATCTATTGCATCTTACTCTGTAACCAACAAAAGAAGGTAATGTAGTAATATCCCAATGTAACCATTCTCCTGCTGGAATACCTGCTGGTTTAGTGTGTCCCTTACCTGCAGTTGAAAATGGGTCTACTCCAGTCTTAACTTTAATCATTTTGTTAGTACCATCGTCTTCCCAAAAATCAGTTCCCAAAGTTGTACTGTCGTCATTTCCCATACACACTATAGAATGGTCTGCGTCAGCAGCATTATCAGAATTTTGTGTTGTTTTCCAAACAAAGAAATAAGCAAACTCATCTGTGCCTGCCTGCTTTGCTTTTATCCAATCATAGAGCGTTCCGTCTTCTTTTGTGTATTTTACATCCGATAATGTTACACAAATTGCTCTTGCCATCCTGTCTTCATCAATTCCACTTGTACCATCATTCCAAGCTGGAGCTAACTGGTCTATATTCATATCCCAAGAAATTCTATATGCAGTTTGATTTGTACCAGAATCTTCAAAGTCTAATGCAGTAGGCATTGGCATTGGTCCATACTGCATCATTACTTCTTGCCTATTTGTTGCACCACTATCCAATAAGTCTGGAAATTCTCCACTTGTTTTTAATGTAGTATTAGTGTATAATGTTCTTAACTTAGCTGAATATGCACCACTAAAAACTTTTTCTTTGCTGTATTGAGCGCTAGCTACAAATAAATCTTTACCTTCACTGTCTTTCCACGGATTGTTATTATTAAAAACTTCGAATAAACTGTTGTTTATATTTATATCAGTGCTAGAAGTTATATCTTCATTAACCACTGTTTTATAAGAGTAAAGTGGGTAACCAGCGTCCTCTAGTTTTTCATATGACCAAGTAGGGTCTGCAGATTTCCAACCTGAATTTTTAGTTGCAATATATTGTGTGTAATTTTCTTTACCGAAACCTCCATTATATCCTCCAACTGCTGCTAATCCGTGCACAAATCCTGATACTATACCACTAATATATTGTGTTCTTTCCTGAACTTTGCATATCTTTTCTGTGCCAACTCCAGTGTTATTAGGCTGAGTTTCACAATGTTCGTCTAAAAATTCGTCTTTATCGAAATGAAGTTTAGAAGTTATATCCATATTATTCCAGGCCCATTCTGCTGGTATATAAGCATCTTGTTCAAACACAGTACTGTTACCAACTCTGGTTACATTATAATCTTGGTTTCCACCGTCAAAATTTTCTACGATATCTTCTTCCATATCAATGTGAGACATAAATGCTAATACAGTATTTGGTAAAATTGTGGTAGCGCCTTCTGTGTATTTATTATTGTTACCTTTCCATATTTTTAATCTAGGTTGTGTAGTGTAGTCTTTTCTTGTTACTGCAGTTACAGGTAATACAGAATATAAATTTGTCAATTGAGATTCACCAAAGTTAGCTTTAGGTGGTATTATATATGTGCTGTAAAATATAGTTTTTCTACTTCCGCCGGTAACTGTAACATTATCTTGGTTACCAAACCCAACATCAGCAAATGTAGATTTTAAACCTACGCCTGAGCTCAATTCTGCTTTTCTATAATAAACTGTAGATGTAGGTCTATTACCTCTTGGTGCAGTTGATGGACTTCCACTACCCTGAAACGGAATTACAACATTTACTTCAGATGAGCTACTAACTCTATCGTCAGCCTTACTTATAATCTCATTATATAAATCCCAAGCTTGTTTACTCATTAAATACCACCTCTATCGCTTACCCTTCTTAATGCATATGGTAATGCGTCTGCTAATTTATTAGCGAAATCCGTTCCATCCTGAGCGTATACATCTCCTACGTTTACTGTCATTCCTCCTCCTAACATATTCTGTGTCTTTGGCACTATTGTTTCGCCTGGTTCCACATAAACCAACTGGTGTCTACTACCAGCTATCATACCTCCAGAGTCATATACTCCAAAGTTATTTTCCATTTCTGATATTTGTTCTTTTCTAGATGCGTGAAATGCTGCAGCTGTCGCTAATTGTAATCCCAACATTCCAGCGAATATTACTGGAGCGGAAGGACCACCCATTTTTGAAGCTTCTAATGCATTAAATACCATCATTGCCGTGATAGCAGTCTGTATAACGCTTGTCAATAATACAAAGAACGCAATCATTGGATTATCAATAGAGCCTAAGACCATACCCATACCTATCATAGAACCCATAGCATTTAACAGTAGTCCAGTAGCGGTCATAACTCTTTGTGTTTGTAATATCTGAAATTCTAGTTGAACCGCATACATATGAGAGGCCGCACTACTTTCAAGCATTTTTACTTTTAATAAATCATACTGTATATTTTGCTGCACCATTGACCTTTCTGCTTGTTGCGTTAACATTACCAATGGGAATAAAGCAACCTGAGCAAATTTAAATGCAATAGCAAGCTTTAAGAAAATTCCCGCTGGGCCAGTAGCTATTTCAGAAATAAATCTAAATGCCTGGAATATAGTTAATAAAGCATCTCCCATAAATTTAAGTGCACCGATAAATGAGTCTGAACTAATTACATCACTGAACCCCGATAGTCCAGTTAAAACTGCGCTAAGTAAATCTGGTTTTAATGTTTGAAACATTACAATAAATCTGTCAACCATTATACCAACTTGTTCTATAACTTCAGGCGAACGTAATGGAGCTAATAACTCTTGACGCAACTTGGCGAACATTGCCGTAAACGATTGCATCTGTATTGCTACAACTTCTTGTAATGCTCCTTGTGAGTTAGTTACGTTGGCGAGCATAACATTATATTCATCTGCAGCACCTAGTAATAAACCAAACGAACGTAACGCACGTACAGTAAACACGTCTGAGGCAGACTGAAGCATATCCAACGTTAGTTGTTCACCAGCAAATGCTTGCATAAGTGCGTCAATGTCTAACTTACCATCACGTATGATTTGGAAAGTCATACCCATACTGTTCATAAACTCTTGAAGTTCGTCAGTGTTCATTATCATATCTAAGAACATCTTGTTTACAGAACGTGCACTGATACCAGCTTCTAACGCACGGTTAGATAGAACTGCCATTATAGATACTAATTGCTCGAAACTTACGCCTGACATAACTGCTGTAGAACCTGCAAATGCAAATGCTTTCTGTAAGTCACCGATATCTAAAATAGATTCTTGCGTTGCTACCTGCATAGCATCCATTAACTCAGTAGCTTCACTAAACTCTTTGCCGAACGTATTAACAGCGAATACAGTCATACGTGCAGCTTCTTCAAAGGCAATTCCATTTGCCTTAGATAGGGCAGTCATTGCTCCAATAGATTCATTTATCTGTTCTACTGTTAAACCAGCTTTAGATAACATAACCGCACCTTCGGCTATCTCTTCACCAGATACACCAAACTGCATAGCAACTTCGTTGATAGAATCAGCTAGGTCGAACATCTGTGCTTCGGTGACTCCACCTAAAGCACGTACAGTCATAAGAGATTCTTGAAACTGTTTAACTGCATTATATGCTACAAAAGCACCAGCTCCCATTGCAACAAAAGAGGCGGAAACAGCCATAAGTGCTGTATCTGCTAATCTTGCTCCAGATGATATTGCAGTCGATGTCAACATCATTCTGTTTTGTAACTGATTCAAAGCAGCTTGAGCTTGCCCTGTTCTTACAAAGTAGTCAATTGTTACTGCCATTAACTACCACCCACCGTTGCTCTGTGATAACCAGCCCTAGTATATAAACCTTTACGGAACTTACGTCTTCTTGCTTTACGTGTAAATGGAACTGGTGAACCCATACGTGCACCAGCAATACCTACAGACATAGCTTGTACGTATGCTTTAGCTGCGCCCATATTCTTTTGACCAAAGAGTAAACCTCTAATGTCAGAAGCCATACCGATGTAGTGCCAGTATTTACTTGGTGGAACGAACCACCATACTAAGTGATTACCAAAAAGTCGTCTAATAATACCCTTTATTTGTTTATGTTTATGAAGTATATTATCAAATTGATGGTCAATCAAAGAAACTCTAGGTTCTTTACGTGTACCTGCTCTTCCTCTAACTTTTGCTACACGAGCTGCATCACCAGCCTTGTCTGACTGATTTCTATAATATGCAGATATTTCATCTAAATCTCGTATTCCTTCGAAATCTGTTTGAGCATATGCTTTTCTAAATGCTTTAGCTCCTTCTTCAATGTACACGTGTATTAATTGCTCTACTCTACCCATACCTACACCCAGACCAGTTTCTATGAAACTTCTTTTAGGCATAGTATTTGTACCAGTTTCGTGAAAGAAAACATATGGCGTAATATAAAATGGTTGTATAATTCCATCTACTTTCATACTAGCACTTCTTGCTGTATCAGGATTGGCAGCAGCGGCCTTTAAAGCTGCTTGATATCCTCTGCCTGCATAGGGCCTAGTAACCATAGCTACAGGGGCTAAATGGGCCACTACGTCCATCAAAGCGGCGCCTCTCATTTCAGGTGGGTATGCAGTCTTACCGGTTTCCTTTCCTAAAGATTTCATTTTGTAAGGCTGTGAAAAAAATCCAGCACTACTTCGCACACCGGCTGTAGCTGATTGTCCAGGTGCTACCATATACGTACTTATCCCATAATGCGGTAATGCAGATGGGCTTCTATTTGGAAAATCATTTAATTTATATGTGTAAAGTAACCAATTGTCTGGTAAACCAGCTGTATATGTAGTACCAAACAATGGAATATGTGGTCGTGGGTATCTACCACCAAATTTTTTGTTTCTAGCTACCTTTCTTTTTACAGTCTCTGGGTTTAAAGGTTCCCACTTCATTCTACCGGCTTGGAAATATTCTTCTTTGATTGCATCTCCAATGATTCCGCCAGCGTGTTGATTAACATAGTTCATCGTTAATTCTATGTATTTCTTTTTAGCTTCTAACTTACCTACAGCATTGTTAGCTTCTATAGTATTTAAAGCAACTCTTCCAGGAAGATGTGTTAAATTATCTAAAGTTCCTTTTGGTAAGTTTTTAACAAAACTTCCAAATGCCTTACCTTGTTTACTTAGCTGATTTTTATATAAAGAATTAACAGCGTTTCTACCGGTTTTCGCACTAATTTCTCTAAGATTTCTTTTAACAGTGGAAGATTCGACATACTCTACTCTAGGTATGCTCCCAATTTGTCTTTGTATTTCGGCACTTGAAGCAAATTTACCATCAAATCTACCTCGGACTGCACCTTCTAGAGCAAGCGTTTTCCTGGCTAGTTCTTCTTCTACTGTCATTTTTTTGCGTTTGCTTGAGCCTCTTCCATCTGTCTCTGCTTTTCTTCAGCGACATATGCATCGAATGCATTCATAGATATCAACACCTCAGGTGGTAAGTTAAATACCGAGGGTATATCTCTAATCTGTACCTTTCTCTGCTCTATACTAGTGGCTGCGATTGTTCCGTCCGCCTTATCCCAGGTCCATTCCGTTACTATCGGTAAGTTAAACCAGGGCTCGCTAACGACCGGCAACGACCATTCTTTTGCGATGTTTAATAAGGCTAGTTCTTGGTCGTCGTCTCTAAATTTTGAGAGATAGTTTTCCAGATTTCATCTCTGTTAATACCCAATAATTCAAAATAGAATGGTAGAATAGCTGCTCTATCAGGAGCTTCTAAACTAGTTAAGTCTTCTTCTAATGCTTTCTCAGATTCCTCTGCAAATTCTAAGCAGAGCATTTTGAGAACTTTGGCGCAGATACGAACGTCTGCGTCAGGGTTTCCTTCTAACGAAGTTGAAAATTCTGTTAATTGTTTTATCTCTCCGATACTTGGACGTTTAAATTTTAATACGTCCCCCGATAGGGGTAGTTGTAATTCAACTGTTGTATCTGGTTTTGTGTATTTTTCTAATAATTTTCCCATTTCCTTTTCCTCTTATTTTTGTCTTAGTTTACACTAAGGTGTTTGCATATGCGGTTACGTACGTAAATCTATTCAGTTGACGTATGGAATCCTTTAGCTCTGTCGTCACTGTGGTGATGTGTTCCAACTACTATTGCAGTTGAATCAGTATCGTATGTGACATACCGTGCATCTTCCCAAGACATTGAACCTCGGGTTGCTTGTCGGTTTGCAAAACTAATGGAGCAAGATATTTTACAGTTGTGGAAACACCAGTAAAGATTATCACTACCATATACCTGTCTTACTAAAATTGCATAGCCACGGTCATCGGTTGTTCTAGCAGTTTTTGTATCGATTGATGTATCGAATCCTGCTATGTTACTGTTGACTTCGTTAAATCCGTTAGGAAAGTCCTTTGCTATTGCTTTTAGTTCTAAGTGGTCTAAGGTGTTATTACTTACGTTATTGCCTGACTTTACGATAAAGTCAACGCTTCCACTACCCATCTCTTTGATTTCAATATCGTGGTCAAAGTTATCGGCTAAAGTTTGAAATGTATCATACTCTAATCCGTAACCACCTATGGAAACACCTGTAACATCTTCTATCTGTTGATATTTCTGGTCTGTAGTACTTGCTCCTAGAGCTTGAACTCCAGTCCTTGTTAATGAACTTAGGTGCTTTCCGCTGGTACCACCGAATGCATCATTGAGTGCGTTTTCTCTTGCTATATATACATATACGCCATCTTTTAGAAAAGTTGCCATATTTTTTTACCTCATATTGTGTCGTAGGAATAATCGTTGCATTTCCAGCTAACACTACTCCTCGACGCTTGTTTGTCTGCGAAACTTGGAATGACTGAATCTAGTTTTACTTTGTTGAAGGTATACTTCACTCCAGTTGTTTCGGCTAAATCTGCGTAGTCATAAACTACGACGTTTAAACCTTCTGTGCTTTTATATTTTATATAATGTATTACTTCTGTATTTGCTGTAGCACTTGCAGGTACAGATGTGCTGTCGGCATTGAACGTTGATGCGTTATTACTTAGTGGGAGAGTTGTTCTTACTCTAAGATTCGGGTCAACGCCACTACCATTTTCTATTTCAAACTTAACTCTAACCCAGTATGTCTCTCCTATCGTTAAATTTGTCCAAGTAGCTGGTACGGTTAGATTTGCCCACCTAAACGCAGAACTAAAATCAGCGTTCGCTAGTGTAAAATCTATTGGTGCAGCAGTATCACTATTTGCTTTAGTAGAAGCGTGAGGCTTGCCACTATTATTAATATATAAACGTGCTTCCATTTGCGCACTTGTACCGCCAAATGTTTTAAATGGCAATGCTAAATTGGTAATTGTTTCCCCCATAGCTACTATTTTAAACCAGACAGTTTCATTAACAGCTTCCATTACAATATTAGCATCTCCATCATCTAGCTGCGTAAATGAAGTTAAGAATCTACTACCGGTATAACTACCCTGTGTATCGGGATTGGTGAAGTCCTCATCTGTCATTGTAAGTGTATCTGCAGTAGGAGTAGATGTGTAGTCTAAATCTACAAAACCAGTAACTTGTTTGAATATCTCTTTGAACCTTTGGTCACCACTCTTATCAGAACCTACAAAGTCAAATGTTCCTGTAGCTTCTTCTGTTATCTCTATGTCGTGGTCAAATGGGTCTTTTAATGATTGAAACGTATCAAATACAGGATTCATTGTACCTATTGTACATCCTGTTAAATGTGATACATCGTGACCATTAAATTCGACTCTTGTTCTCTGTCCTAAGTATTCTGCCATATTATCTATCCTGTTGCATCTATGTACGTAACGCTCATACCTAAACCGCCCCTATAGAGAAACTCATCTTCTCCTATAGGAACTTTTGCGGACGTTTCTCCTGTAGTAGTATTGAACTCAATAACATCAGCGTTACTGAATGACATATCGTTCAATGTTTTCTGGAGTTTGTCCAGAGCGTAGTTAACTAGACGTTTTCTAGTGAGGGTGTCTCCTCCAACGTCTATCGAATTAAATTCGTTAACGTTAACCTGAAATACGAACTCCGAACTAAACATCCGCGTACCATCCATAAAATAGTCCACGGGCGTTGTTTCGTTGCCATATATAATATTTGGAACGTTGTACTCAAAATCTACATCTTCATCATCGTCGTTTTCTGCGCTGAAGAATGTAAAATTAGGCTGCAAAAACCCACTCTCTGCATTCAATGCAGTTTTGATATCATCTTCTATTTTTTCAACCATTGATATGGTCATTAGTCTCCTCCGACTGTGCTAGCTGAAGAACCACTGCTATCTCTTGATATAGTATGTGTGTAAGGCTTGCTTGTTACCGATGTTGGTTTAGGTATGTATAAATCTCTACCTTCTACATATTCTACCTTAGTTGGGTCTTGCATATGCATTACTTCGTATGCAGCTTGCATATAACGGTGATATTCTAACATACCAGTGTCTTTATACATTTTAGTTCTGTGTATTTTTTGATACGCTAATGCCGTAGCAAGTTGAGATATAGCTTCATCCGTAAGATATGTTCCCGTTGTATGTGAAGTTACAGTTACCGATGTATCCATTATTTCATTGTACATCTGTACTGCCAATGCTTCTGACTTATCTGTAAAATCACTATCACTCAAAACACCAGTCGTGATGTTTGATAAATCTCTGAACCTTACTAATATCGTGTCTGCTGCCATTATTTCTTACTCTGTATAAATTTCATACCTTCGCTGGCGTGCCATATAGTTCTATCGCCATTGTCGTGTACTATTACATATAGTGATGTATCACTATCTATATAAACCTTTCCATACTCTATATCCTCAGAGTACTTAGGTTTCTTTACCATTCCGTTTCCTAATTCTATAAATTCTTCCAAATCCAATTTCATTTTAATGCCTCCTTTAGCATTTCTTTCCATTTACTTTCTGTTACTTCTGTGTCCCACCATTTAGCATTGAAGGATTCATCGCCGTGCATTTGTAATCTAATATTAGTTTTTACTCTTCGGCGAATAACTCCCGGTACAGTATGCATTTTTATTATTCTTTGCTTTATTGTCGTCATAAGTCCATCTCCAAATAGTGTGTTGTATCGTGGAATCCAGTATCGACAAAATCTGTTTCATCTATTATGTCACCACTATCAAAGGGAGTAAAGTCTCCCACGTGTATTTCTCCAGTAGTATAACCTGATGTTGATTGGTCCCAAGTACCATCATTATCAAATACTGTTAAATACATATCCTTATTATCAGCTACTCTTATAGTAGCACCACTAAAAACATTAAGGGTGTTAAATTCTTTATTATCTGAGTTAAAAAGAAATAGCCCCGTGCGTTGTCGTAATACACCGTTAGGTATATCGGGTTTATTTGATATTGCACTATAAGTTAATCCACCACTTCCTGCACAAATTTCATATAAATTTTCAGTATCATTGTGTGCACTACTAATTACGTGACTAGAACTAGTACTCAAGTTAACGTTATCTATAGAGAAATTACTGTTACTAAATTCAAGCCTACCTCCAGTAGATATAACACTGTAATCACCAGAAGATGTGACTGTTATATTATCAAATGCAGTGTGTGTCTGATTACATTGGAAGCCGTAATTGCCTGTTACATTAATTGTATTATTTGTAAAACTATTAATCGTCGCACTTCCTTCAATAGTCCAATTGTAATATCCAGATACAGAAGTTTGCATAGTATTGTTATCATATTCAATAGCTCCACTCCCGCTTTCGTATCTGTGAAATTTTTCCAAAGTAGTGTAATGTACAGTCTGTGCCATACTGTGGTCGTGGAAATTCCAATAGTTACTTGGATTGCCACCGGCTGAACTAGTTATTGTAATTCTATTTGACACCGCTCCTGTAACTGATAGAGCAATACTACCTACACTATCTGCTGCATTATCGGTTGGGAAATTGCTTTCATTTAACTTCCACCAATGAGTTGCTCCTATATCATTATTAGCATCTGAATAATTTGTTGCATTAGCTTTACTTGGGTTCACCGAACGCAACGTAGTTAAGTTATCAGCAGTCAATGCCTTTTCAAATATGCGTGCGTCTGCAAGGTCTCCATCCCAAGCATTATTACCACTGTATCCACATCCTAGCTTTAAGTCTGCCATAACAGGTTGTTGCGCAACTCCACTTGAAAGAGTACCGCTTGGATTAATTAGATTTCCATCTATATGTACAGTTATACTTGCTATATCTGCTTGTGCATATCCAGGAACATATAATGACATATGATGCCACTCTCCATCTAAATATGATGTTATAGCGTCCCAGTATCTATAGTTGCTACTACCTAAATATAATAGTAATTTATCGTTGTCCATAACATCTAACATTCCACGAGCAGAACTTTCTGTAAAATCTACCAATCCTTGCCTGATTCCAGTCTTAGACGTTCTAAAGAACATAGTGAACGTAAAGGGACCAGAGCCTGGAAGTGGGTTTGAAGTATCCTCCATCTTGTCGTCGGTACCGTCAAATGACGCAGCTGCAGCACCTTTACAATTTAACGTTCCTGCTGAAGAGCTGAATCCAGCTCCACTTACATCTGAAAATATTAAAGATGAATTCTTTTCTATATTAAGTGTACCCGCGGCGTTATCTATTAATTTTGCAATTACATTATAACCATTTGATTTATAGACTCCTCCACTCTGTGTTTCTAATTCAGTTGTAAAAGTATGATTACCAGTTGCATTCACTGTTCCTCCAGATGTATCTAAAAATAGTTTAGCCATAGTAACTTCTGGAATATCAAATGTTCCACTTTCTTTTATTCCAAACGAGCCAACATTAACTACATTAGTTGCTGGAGTATTAAATGTAAAAGTTTCACCTGAATTGTAAAGACCTATTTGTCCTGTAAAAGTTAACGTTTTGTTAGTATCTACTGTAAGGCCTCCGAATAACTTAAATGCATTTGTTCCACTTGGGTGAATTGCATTTACTGTTGTGTTTCCATTTATTGTTAAATTATGTATATCAGTAGTATTTGCATAAAGATTTATAGCTGCTCCATCTGAACTCATAATAAGCGTAGGACTGCTTGATATATTGAATGTTCCTGCTCCTGCCCAAGCTCCAGCCGTAAGTGTTTGTGGACTTCCGCTATTGTAATCTTTTATTACTGCATTAACATCTGTATTGCCTGTTGATACTAATGAACTTCCTGTTCCTTCATTACAAGACCAACGACCAATCAAACCATCTGTAGACGCATCTGCTAATGAATTGAAATGTGTAAGAGCTGTCCCTTCTGCTTTAAACATATCAGCTCTAATTTGTGCTGCTGTTTTAGCTGCTGCAAACATTCTAATTTCATCCATTTCACCATCAAGAAAATGTGCATCGTTAAATTGAAATCTTGCACCAAATTGTATATTACTTGCACTTGCATATATTCCTCCACTTCCTGTTTCTTGAACATCTAATTTGCCATCAACATAAAGTGAATGCTTCCCTGTGTCGCCATCATATACCAAAGCACAGTGATGCCACTTCTGGTCATTTACAACTGTAGTTCCTGTTAATTCACTTGTAGTGCCATTTGTATATATTCTACCTTTTAACACGTTACTTGGGTCTACGTGTAAGTAAAATACATCTTGTCCATCTCTTCTATCAAATAAGTAATCAACAGTATCATTATGGTCTACTTTAAACCAACATTCTAAGGTTAGTGCATTTCTGCTACTGGCAAAATCTAAATCTGCGTGGTCATCTACTTGTGCATAATCCTGTTGACCTGAATTGCCTAATTTATCAGAAGTAAAACTTAAACAACTTGCGCCAAGCAGACCACCACTGGTAGTAAAATCTCCTTCACAAGTTACAGTAGTATCTGTCTGTGAGGGTGTAAATGTTCCGCCTGTTGCTACTGTTATATCAAGCATTGTAGTCGTACCTCCAGACTGTGTAAACGTTCCGTTACCTACAATAATATTCTTAGGTGCGTGTGCTGAACTGGCATTACCAATATTACCTGTATTATGTGTTACATTTCCATTAACAAGTAAGTTTTCACACCACGGACCTCCGCCGCCTGATTGACCTAAATTGTATCTATGACCTGTTCCACTTGATACAATCACATTAAGAGGCGTTCCATCAATATCTTCAATAGCTCCTGATGCAATTAAATTACTACCGCATACAAGCAAACCTCCATTAGTAGTGTTCATAGTACCACCGTCTGCTATAGTTAGAATACCAGATACCTCAGCCCTCTGTCCATTCAAATCTAAAGTATCTCCACTACTTACTGTTACGGCATCAAACTCACAATCTCCTGTAAGTGTTACGGTTTTGTCACGATTAAAATTAACCGCTGTTGTTACATTGACATTAGCTAAATTTAAATTTAATTCTCTTGCCATATCATCATATTGACTAATGTTTACTGGATATAGTGAAGATGCACCTTGTACCGTTACTGTGCCTGAACCATTTGAAGCTCTTAATACTTCATTAATATCTGCACTTTGAGTAGCAGTTCCAAATGTATATGTTTGTCCACCTGTTAATTGTATAGGGTCGCCTGAACCGTTTACAACCTCTTTTTCAATAGTCATACTTTCTTGTAATTCTAAATTTCCTGAACTGCTGCAATTAGTAATAATCTTATAGAACGCAGCACCATTGGCAGTAAGTTGAAAATCTCCTGCTGCATCTGTTTGGAATCTACCGTTGTTGTGAATAAATTGAGTAGCTACATTGGTACAATTAATATCAAAAGTAGGATATACTCCTGTTTTACTCATTCTCAAATCTCCTCTTGGCATAGACAAAGTTCCGTTAGCTGCTATCGTAAGTGTTCCGTCAAGGTCAAGAGTGCCGTTTACTCTTCCGCAACTTCCTACCTCAGATAATACTCCAATTCCTGACGTTCCTAAATTATTTGCATTTCCTGAACCTTCGTCAAACTTAAAATAATGCTCAGGTGTTTGTGGATATGTGTTAGAGTAAAGAGAAGCTACTTGGTCTGCACTTTTTACATAATCAAATATTTTTATTTCTTTAATTTCTCCGTCAAAATCGTAATCGCCATTCCATCTTCTTCCCACATAAAATCCTCCAGACGATGCATTACAATTTGTAGTGTTAGCGTTAGTTCCAACATTTACACCATTGTGGTAAAATGTAACTCCATCTGTGCTACTTATTGTAACTGCTATATGATTCCATTTATCTGCTACAAGGACGTTTGTTCCGCTGTCTAAATTATCTACTCCTTCTTTTGTTAATCTTATTTGTTGACTATTAATACCAAATGTATATTGACTTGAGGCATTGTCGGTTCCTCCTCTACTTAATACAACTAATTGAGTGCTTACTGAATCAGGTCTAATCCAAGCTGCTAAAGTAAAATTGTTTGTGTAATTAAAAGCCGAATCTGTTTGACTAAAATAATCTGTACTGCCGTCAAAATCGGCAGCAGACAAAGCCTTACCCTCTACCTTTCCTTGTGTTACTGTAAACGTTCCATCTGTCGTTGTGCTATTATCATATACATCTACGTGAAACTGGTCAAACCTTTCTGTAGGTCCAGATGCAGTCCCGTTGTTTGAATTAGGTGAGCTATCTGTAACACTGTTGTTGTTAAGTTTCCACCATCCTTGTAAGTTTGTTGTTCCTGCTGTTGTAAGTGAAGGGTCTCCGTTTATTCGAGATGCAAGTATTGCTACATCTGCATCGCTTACTACAGCATTGTAAATTCTAACATCTGCTAAATATCCATCGTGAAAATATCCTGTTCCAAGAACGCCAACTAACAAATCGTCATTGTTTGTATATCCGCTATAATCAACCCAACCGCTACTTATTGTTCGGTCTAATACTCCATTTATAAAATATTTACAAACTGAAGTTGCTCCATTCTCGTCTACCGTAACTGCTATATGATTCCAACCTTCTTTTATTGCATTTGTTGAAGATTGTCTATTTGTATTGCTTCCATCTCCAGTTACAAATTCTACTTTATCACTATCATCAATTCGTAATTGCCAAGGAGTTAAGGCATTGTTTAATGCTGGAGATTTAGAAATAATTGTTTTAAAGTCAGATTCTCCCATTGTTATCTTAACCCAAGCACTTAGAGTAATATCTCCTACAATGTCAAGGCTACTGTGGTCTGATACTGTTATCTTATCATTAACACCGTCAAACTCTAAAACACTGTCAAGATTTACATTAACGTTTGCTGTTCCTAAGTTTCCTTCTATTATTCCGCCCGTGCCGTTTATTTGTATTGTATTTGACATTATGCCGTATCTCCGTAAACTGTTCCGCCCACATTTCTTAAGCCACCAATTTTACAACCATCTGTCCCATCTGTTCCATAAGCTACGTGAAATTGACCGTTTGTATAATTTGTAACCAAACCTGCTACTATAAATTTTGTAGTGTTAGCGTTATCTCTTGCATCTGAACCAAAGAAAGCTGCATTAGTTCCACCTGCTCCTCTAGTTCCTATATCTAAATTACCTCGTATGTTAAATGTATTATTGTTATTGTAATCTCTCCATTCTCCCGATTTACAATATACATCATTAAAATGCATTGTTCCACTACCTTCTCTAAATTGATAGTATTTAGCATCTGCTCCTCCTGCATTGATAGTTACATTACCAAAATCAAATCCATCAGGAACCCATAGATGTGCATAATTACTACCACCCCAATCTGTTCCTGTAACGTTTAATGTTCCGTCATTATGAGTAAAAACTCCATTAGTAGATACTTTCATACATCGGTTTGCTGTAATACTTGCACCACCTTTAAAAGTAGTTGTATTACTTGATGCTTTAAAAGTTCCATTATTTTCTATTGTAATACCTCCTCCTGTAAAATCAGAAGATACCCCTGCAACTCCACTTCCTTCACAATCCCACGTGCATCCGTCTCCTATTGTAACGTTTCCATCTACTATAATATTACGTCTCCATTGTTTAACATCTGGAGTTCCACTCATTGTAAGGTCTCCGCTTACTGTAACATCATTTGAACCATAATAAGGAAATCTGTAAGTTGAATTACCACTAAAAGTTACATCATTAAAGTATGTTCCTGCACTTCCAGCTCCACTTTCTATTTGAATTTCTATACCCGAATAGTTACTTGAATCTGTAAAAGCGAAAGTTCCACTATTATGAACTATAGCTCCATTTGCATAAATGGCATTATTAGTGCTTGAACGATACCCTGTTATTGTAGTAGTTCCGCTTGTTGCATTATATGTTCCACCTGCACTACTTTCACCTAATGTTAAACTATTCATTGAAATAGCAGAAGCATTACCTGTAAGTGTTCCTCCATTTGCTATGTTTACATCTCCTGTTACTGTAAGTGCGTGGTTACTTCCTGATGTATCTATAATACCATCTGTGATAGTAAGGTCACCTGTGCAAGTTATAGCATCTGCCATTGTAAGTGTATTGTTTTCTGTATTTTGACTGTCAAGCTCTAAGTTATGAAAAAACAAAGCCCTACTTGGACCTGTTTGAGGTTCACTTAAATCTAAGTTAAAAGTAGAATTGCCTTGTTCTCCAGATTGTATATCAAGTGAACTATGTAATCTTCCTACTGCATTAAATGTAGGTGTTTTAGAAGCTGTTATAATCACACGACCACCAAACTGACCTCCTGTTGAAGTTTGATTGAAAGTAGCATTGTCTGTAATGTTACAAGTTGTTGGTCTAAAATCATCAAAATAATTATATGTGCCTGTTGTAATATTTACAGTAGCAACTGTAGTTTGTCCTGTAACTGTAACTGTTGAAGTACTGGCAGTTAATGTTCCGTTACCTGAGATAGACCCAGCTACTGTAAGTGCATTTCCATTAGTCTTAAATGTTCCTAACGTAACGTTAAGGGTGCCTGTTATGTCTACAGTAGTTTCTGCATTAACTATACTACTTGCGTGATTTACGGTTACATCATTAAATCGACCGCTAGTACCTGCAAAGTCACAGCTTGTAGTTGCTGCTGTCGTTATATTTAAATTTAAACTTCCTGATATTATACCATCATTGTTTACTGCAAAACCTTCTGTACCGCCCGAAGCATCTCCTTCTGAAGTTATATTTAATGTAAATCCACCACCAACAAGCGTTCCATTTGCTTGTATAGTAAGTGAACCTATGGTTCTATTCTGGTCTAATGCACAATTATTGATACTTGATGTATCTGGTATTACAATGTGTGCGCCAGTTGTTGGCGGGGAACCTGTGCTCCAATTAGCTCCAGTTGCCCAATCAGTAGAACTTGAACCATTCCAAGTTGTACTCGACATTATGCACCACCCACAGAGTTTAATATTATTTCAATTGCTGCGACTATTATTGCCGCAGTTCCGCCAGTATATGCTATAAGTTGTTGTTTAGATAAAGCTGGTATAGTCTCTTCGAACATCTGATGATGAGCCAAGTGATTGGTCATTTCTGTGCGTAAGACTGTAGTGTCTTTTTTAACGTCTACGAAATCGCCTCTTAACTCGTGAAAATCTTCGCTAATTATCTTTAGACGTTCGTCCATTCGTATGACGCATTCGGCCAACTCTGAGGAATCCAATTAAAATACCTCAGGCGTATTCGCCAACTACGTATACTTTTACAACATCATCTGAATCTAAAGCGCCAGCTGACTTAACTGCTACTGCCATCATTCCACCGGTTGCAGTCAATTTAGATATATCATTAGCGCCTGCGGCGATTGTTATATCCGAACCTTCTTGTGTCCAACCGTATGGTAATCCTGCTGCCGTATCCAATCTATTGTGCGTTGAAGATGTAATTGCAGCGGCTGCTGCATCTCTGTCTGCTATAGTTGGTTGTGGCGGACAAGACCATATTTGTGCTGTCAGTGTATGTGTATCACCTTGGTGAACGATATAAACTGAAACATTCTTATACTTATCCATTGTAAGAATGTTAGTAGATGTATCTGCTTCAGCTGTTTGTGTCTGAACGCTGCCGTAAGGGTCTATTAATACAGAGTAAGTGGATGTACCACCTGCTCCAATCAATTCAGTTCCTAACGCCACTCCATCAGTTGTAGCGAAATATGCTGCTAATTCTTTAGTTCCAGACCATCTTGGTCCAAAATTTTTGCTTTTATATACTGTACAAGTTCCTGCCATAATTATCCTCCCTAAATTATGTTATCTAACTATTATCTACGTTATCGACTAACTTGAAAACTAGTGTTACAATAGCTGCAACTCCACCGTCAATGCTTGCTGTAACGATATTTAATTTTTCGCCAGCGGTCATTTTTTCGGTTCCGTCACTGTTTGGTGTTAGTGTTACAATAGCTGCTGCGCCTGCGCTAACTGTAGCTGCTGCGGTCATTGCTGCTTGTGTAGAACCACCAACATCATCCCATTTTTCAAGTGCAACTGTACCGTTGGTACCTTCGTCTCCACGGAATTCTACGTAAGCTTTTATAAGCTCCATATCAAATGCAGCAACACCCATTGAGTGGTCTCCTGCGTTTGAGTTTGCGATTTCACGTGTGTAAACGATTGTAGATGCTCTTTCTATTGTGTTTGCTAATGTTCTTCGTGTGTTGATTTTATTTAATCTAACGTCACTAATCTTTTTGTAGTCATCGTAATCTGTGTCTAATGCCATTTTTGAGTTTCCTCCTTATTTTTTTGTAAGGGCGTGCACTATCCATTCTCGCAATGCAATCAAAGCAAGACGGATAGTACTTCCCAAATTATTGTCTTCCTTAGTCTCTGACTTTCAAGACGGCCATAGCTTTTGGCTCAACAACCACAGTTCCACGTGTGTAGAACATTTGATAGTGGAAGTCGTGCGTAGCGTCGTCCATATAAGAGTGGAAAGACATATTGTTGACTTGTGGGAATTCCTTGGAGAAACTTTGATAAGTTTGTCCTACAGGGTTGTTCCTGTCAAGTCCCATAATATATCCGTCACCTACTGTGGTTGGGAATCCAGCAACGTTCTTTAAACCGTGGAATGTAATTCCAGCGATGTTAGATGCTGTGAATCCGCCAAGTGGGTCCATTGCCCAATCTGCACCTACTTCAGTAATAAATGTACTTAGTAAGTGTAAATCGCGGTATCTCATATAAACGTCGGTTAAACTATAGTTGTAACCATCTTGGTCTTCAAAGACAGTCTGAAGGTCTAGAATTGTCCTGACTGGGTTTGCATCTGCCTCATCCCAATAAAAGGTTGAGTCTAATGCACCAGCTAAGTGCCCAACGGTGTTTTCGGTACCGAAGTCTGACGATTGAGACATAATGTCTTCCATTCCAGTGTCATCTGTGTTAGTGACGCTGAAATCATTTGTCAAAGTTGTTACCATTTCTGCGTTGATTTGCTCAGCTAGCCAGTAAGCAACGCGCTTGCGAGTCCTTGCGAGAGGGTCTATCATTAGTCTCTCGTGGTCTTGCCTTGCTGCTTCTGTTAATTTGAATGCAACACCTCTTGCTTGAAGAACGCCTACAGCCATCTCTAGTGGAGATACACTTACGTAGGAGAACTCTGAGCCGTCAGCCCTAAGTGGGGCGTATTCTTTCTTTACATCAGAACTAGCGCTGCCACGGGTTCCCGTGCCTGCACCATCTGTTTCAATCTGGTACGAGAAAGTTGTTGCATCGACTGTTTGCTTTGGCAAAATGTCATCGAAAATCAACAAGCTGTCTAGTAATTCGTCTAAGTCGCGGGCCTGAAACTCTGGTCTAAGGAAAGATTCCTTAGGCAAAGTTGCAGCAAGCGTATTGTATGGGTCGTATCTTTCTGCCATATTATACTCCTTATGCCACTACTCCGTGTGAGCAGATGTCTCCTTCAGAGCCACCAGCAGCTTGTCCGACTGCACCAATACCGATTAAGACATTTTGTGCGTCTGCGCCACCATCGTGGAAAGAGAATACTCCAGTCATAGTTGTACCGTTATCCTTCCAACCATCTGCTGAAACATCCCAAGCTAGCGGGGAACCACTTGTTACAGATGTTCCTTCGCAAACTCCTCTTAGAGCCATTTGTACACCAGGCATTACCACTGTTGCGACTCTGTAATGTCCATTGGACAAGTTGGTTGCGTGTGTACCATATGAACCAGCACTTGCTGGCAATTTGTGCCATACTGGTTGTGATTTGATAATACCAATCCATCCGTTGGTAGCTGCTGATGCAGCCATTACAGGTAGTCCTTCACAGGCATCGTAATCATTGTCAGTAGAGTCGTGAATTCCCACGAGGTCTCCTTCTTTCAATTCTGATGCTAGGGTGAATGATAATTTTCCTAGTGCGCCGTTCTCGACGAATACTGAGGTACCAGCAGTTGCAGTAATAGTTCCTTCATAAAGAATACAGGTGATTTCTAAACCACCGCCGTATTGTCCTGCTTTGTCTACCATATTTTTATTTACCTCTTTTTCTAACTAATATATTGCTTCCACTCGTCGGGGTATTTCATTCCATTCGCTTCTGCGTGTTTAATCTTCAGACTATAATAGAGCTTATCTTCCATTCTTCCGTTGGAATCAATCCCTGCGTCTAAGCCGACCGAATCGGTCTCATTAATTACTGGAGCTTCCTCTAATCGAGCGGAGCTGTCCTCAATCTGAGAGTTGAAGTGGTCAGATAATTTAGCAAATGCTTTGAGCGTTGGTAAATCCAAAGAGTTAACATCCGAATGAATGCTCTCTGGTATTTTGCTCATATATATCTTTTTCAATTCGTCCTCAGCTGAGGCTTTGCTATCAACCTGATTTAGAACTTCTTCGAGACGTTTCTCGAGTTCAGCAACTTTGTTAGTTGCCATTGTAAGTTCATCAACCGACTCCTCTTTAGGTTCTTCCTCGGTTTCAGATTTAGCTGGAGTTTCCACAGCAGGCTCGGCCTGTGCTTCAACCTCTTCTTCTTCTTCTTGTGTTTCTTCTTTGACTTCTTCCTTTTCCTTTGTCATATCTATTTCTCCTGCAAATATTGGTACAGAAAATCTGTCTGATGGTTTTTCGGGTCCAACAGAATTGCCCATCGGTTCATTATCTTTCATAAGTCCTAAACCAGTAGGTACATAATAATCAATAATGTTCTTATCTAGTACGTCTTCAGATTCAACATCTACTTCTATAGAAGGTAGTATATCTCCTCTCTTAAGTTCTTTATTAACTTCGTTATCATTCGTACGTACTTTAAGGTATAAACCTTTATCTATATCGTATCTAGCCTCTCCAACTTCAATATCGACACGGTTTTCACGGTTGTGGTCAACGTGTCCATTATTTATCTTAGTCCAAGTTGGCAAAGCTGCCATATGTGCTGTAGGGTCAATGAGATATCTATCGCCTGACAGACCACGTAATCGTGTGTCATTTTCAGTAGCGAGTATCCAAGTCCAATCGTCTCCTCCATATAATGAAAGGACACTAGTTTTCTTTTCCCCAGCTTCTACTCTTCTTGCCCTGTTTCGTTTATTAACTACGAGGTCAGTAACAGCAGTAGCTAGTTCTTCACAAGAATAGCCGTTTGACTTTTTCATTTTGCGCATCCAAGCTGGCATTTTGCCAGTTGCACAACGCTTTTGGACTGGTTTTGTTACGATATCACTCATTTAAAAATATCCATCTAGTATATGTGGAACTAAACTTGCACATCCTTTACTCTAAACGCTAGGACTCCACTGGACTTAACCAATGGCTTAGCATTTCTAGGGTTTTTAATAGGAGCACGAATAGGCTCCATTTCATCACCGCTGTCACTAACGATGACCGTATCTTCATTGCTTTTTACTTGCTTTCTTTCCTTTTTTAGGTTTTTTAACTTTGAGTTTTTTGACATCTTTTTCCTCTTCCTTTATTAATATATCCTCGCGTTCATCGTCGAATTTTATTTTCATCGTCCTCTCCTTCTTCTAGCCGCTTTAGCTGCGTGAATGGCTCTTTCTTGTTTCATAGCACCAGCTTTAGTTTTGTGTTTTCCTAACAAACGTTTGCCATTTTTAGTTCTAAGTTGATAACCCTTTCCTTTCTTTTTGACAACCATTACTTCCTCTTCTTTTTTACAATAGTTTTTGTTTTGCCGCTTTTTGTTCTAGCGTATTTATGTGTTGCAGTTTCACGTATCAAAGTACCAGAGTACTTTTTACCTTTCCACATCCAAGAAACAGTTTTAGCCATTACTTACCTACCTTTTTCATTGCTTCTGTATGAGATTTTAAAAATGTAGTTCCATTTTTCATTGCATTGACCATATACTTCATATGTTCTTTGGAATGATGTTCTGAATGTTTTGCAAGTGATGTTTGCTGTCTAGTTGTTAACTTAGACACATCAACTCCTTTTATTTTTTTAACTACCATTTTGTTCTATTTGCCCAGTAAGCTGCGGACATCTTCCCCTTTTTTATGTTCTTAGCGTGCCTAGCTTTGAAAGACTTTCTTCTAGCTTTAGACTTAGCATCTGTTCGCTTACCTGCTCCAGATACACCTTGTTGGCCGAATCTAATGAGTCTCACTTTGCCACCTTCTTTCGCCAAAACTGCGTGAGATTTTTTTGCGTTAGGCGTTTTCTTTGGTTTATTATAACCTGAAAATTTTTCTCCTCTGTATGTAACCATTATTTAGCTCTCCTTACTGCTTTTCTTACCTTTTTAGAATATCTAGCACGACTACCGACTCCGCCAGCTTTACGTTTTTTTCGATTTGATGCTGCTTTTTCTGCCGCTGTCATACCCTTTCTAACACTCTCAGGAAGGTAACGTCCTCTTTTTGATTTAGGCTTTTTTTCGTCAGCCTTTGTGACGTAACCCCATTTTTGTACTCCCCATCGCTGAAGAGACTTTTGAGATTTTTTTAGAGCCATTAACGGTAACCTCCACCGCGTTTTTTGTATTCTCGAGCTAACATTTGTGCTTTTCTTGCAGACCATTGTCCTGGAGAACCTCCCTTTCCACCTGATTTGATTTTATTGAATAACATCTTTCTCATAGTAGGTCTAGTATAGTTTCCAGCTTCGTTAACTCTAGACTTAGTCTTCTTAGCCATTTCTAAGTATTTAAGCCTTTGCTTTTTTTGCTTTAGGCTTTGCCTTTGGTTTTGCTTTTGGCTTCGCTTTTGGCTTTGCTTTTGCTTTAGGTTTCGTTAATTCTTCTATTTCTGCTTCTTCCTCTTTGGTAGGTACTCCAGCTTTCATAGCTTCTTCTACTAATTCAGCTAATTCCCATCCTACTAGTTGATTCATTCCTCTTTCGAATAATCCTCTAGCCTTGAGAAAATCTAACATTTCTTGCTTTTCCATAATTTATTCTCCGTTTATTTCTTGTTTTCCATTTTATGTTCTTGTTCTTGTGCTTTAGCTTCTATCATTTGAGCTTGTTTCTGAGCGTGGTCGTTATAATCGATAACAGCTTGTGCTTTTACCTTATAGAACGCAGTCTTCTCAGCTTGTTCTTGTTTCCAAACATCCAGAGCATCTTTAATAATTAGAAGGGCTGGCCCACCTAATATAGCTATCAAAGTTGTATATCCTTCTATTTGCTCAAGAACAGAGTCGTCCTGCAATCCACTGTGTATAACAAATCCTGCGAAACCAACCCAAAGTAGAACTAAAGGCACAGCTATCATAAACATAAAAATGTCGTTGAATGTTACTCCTTCACTTGCCGTGTCTTTCCTCACTTCTGGTTTCCTCCTCGGTAATTTATTCTTTACTTGTTTTACAACCGCAGCTATCATCACTAGGATTATCACTAGGCCTAGAACAGCAGCAGCAATTGCAACAATTTCCAACAACATTGTCATCCATTTCACTCATACCCACTCAATAACTTCTTTTTCCTGCCATTGTGCCAGGGTAAGATTTCTTTTTCTTTTTCTTTTTCATTTCTTCGCTTTTGTTTACTAACATTATTTATCCTCTCTTCTTCGCATATCAGAAGAATCATCATTACTTGTGTCGGCTTTGGAATTAGCACTTCTACCTATTCCCCCTTCACCCCCAACGTTCACCATAGAAACGTCTTTGAAGTATGTTTGACCATCATCAATAATAGACATTTGTTCTAATAGTTTTTCTCTTGATATAACGTTCGTTTGAAATAATTGTAACCATATTTCAGGTTCGTAATATTTTCTAAATACTAAACGACAAGGCTGTTCAGTGATGTCAGGGAATATCTGTGTTTCGAAAAACCTGGCAACTGCCCTCCTATATCGTTCTATTTGTCTCTCTGCTCTTATTTCTTGACGAGATATTATAGATTTATTGGCACCCGACTGTTCTATCAACCCTATAGAAAATAAGTAATTCATTAGGAGAGCAGATATAACAGGCTCCAGATGTCCCATAACTTCTAATACTCGACTGTCCCTAGAACCAGCGCCGGTTGTTCCCATATAACCGACTTCGTGATGATTATCAATCGCCACGACTCCTTGAGTAGCCGAAGATATTTTATCGTAGGCTCTAGCAAGATTTTCTAATGCAGTCTTCTTATCGTTCTCTGAATCGAGACCACTTAAGTCAGCGCTTATAACTTTCAGGTTATTAGCATTCTGTTTTATAGATGCAAGAATATCTCGGTTGACACCCTTTAATGATTTGATAACGTGAAAACTAGACCGACCAAATGGTATGCCGTAAGGCGACCTTGCATCGCGTTTGATACGGCACAAGGCTATTTGTTCGTTCCTATAATCACCGAAGTCGTTTATTCTCCAGGTTCTCATATTAACTAAAAATCTAGAGTCTGATGCGACAGAAACTTGTAAAAATTGAGTATCTTCGACCTCATTAACTTTAGCTCCTAAACTTCTTGAATAAGTTTGCTTAACACCCTCTACAGTAGAAGGTAGCTTTGCTTCAGAACCTAAGCGATTTACAGGTTTATTAGAAGCAACCTTTCTTTCATTTGCCATCGTATCGAGACGTAAAAGACGACCATTCATAGCCTTAAGTTGCGTCAATTGTCCATCAGACCAATACTTCTTCAACGCACCTGTACCCTCCCGTACGACATTGAGACCCATCATCTCAATTTCGTCGTATGCTAGTGGGTCAACATTTTCAAAGAATTTACGAACCTCATCGGCTCCTTCACCTACAAATTGATAATCGGTGAATAACTCTCCAACCACGTAATCTACTAAAAAGGAGAACCACTCGTTTTCTTGATATTCTAATAGATAATGGTCGTAAAACTTTGTAACTTCTTTGTCCCTGTAGTCCCCTATGTTCGTATCGTATACGTCAAAGGTTTCTGAAGAATCAGTCAGTGGACTGTCTGCGGATGAAAACCATCCGCCAAAAAATGGTGATTTATTGTTATCTTCTGTCATAGCGACTCTCCATTATTTAGATTTGGAACAAATCTCCATTGTCTTCATATAGTGCGGGATTTTCTAAATATGGTCTGCGTTTATCTACCCAGATAATGCAACCACGTTTTCCTACGTACGTAATATCATATCCGTATTTCTTTGCGTACGTTGCTAGAGCCCAGTGGCTTTCGCCAAAGTACTTGAATCCTGTTATAATACGATGTAACGTACCTAAAGGTATCCCAAGCTCATCTGCGAACACTCTGTAGCTCTGCTTCTTACTTTGATTTCTATAACACCAATTTAAGATGGCTATACAATCATTTTCTAAATTACCGCCGTAAAAGCTCATATTTTTAATTTCGATACTCCAAAACCTAAAAAGGGTGGACTTACATCTTTCGATAGATGTAGAAGGGCTAATCCCATACTATCGAGTAAATCGATAGTCCCACCTACAGGTTCTTTGAATTTTAAATAGTTAGAAGTACCCTGTACTTTCTGAACTACAACTCCGTCGTGCTCTAGTAAAAATTTAGTGTAAAACGGTTCACTCTTAGGAACTTTCAAACGTCCGTCCATAATAATCTTACGATAGTTCTGTAACATATCGTGCTTGAAAGGACCAGTCATCCATACTCCAAGAACTTCCTTCTTTGCTGCTGTTTCGTTGGAATATATCTTCACCGAAGGTATTCTCCTAGGTTCTTTAGTAAGGTCAGCTGTTATTTGTATACCTACTGCAGTAGCATCTGGATATATTCTTACTATTTTATCTTTATACGCGTGATATATAGTCTTTATACGTTCTATAATAGGGTCATAGTCTCTTGTGCCTGATTCTGGGGGCGTGGGGGCTATTTCTTCCCAAAATACTAGACGTGCGCGGTCCCCTGTTACCTCAAACACCGTTATTTGCGTAGGGTTTAGCAACAACCCGTAGTCAATCCCCATAATATACTCCCGACCTGCCTCTGGATTGATTTTTAAGTCCCAAGATTCGCTGGCACACTCCTGCAAAAACAGTTTCGGAAAGAATTTACCTGCAGATTTAGGGAATTCTCCCATATTTTCCGCAACAAAGTCCTCATTTAGCATACAACACTTGTTACACTTCCACCCATCTATCTCCGCTTCCTCTGTTAGGTCGCGCGGGGCACATAATCCCTTCTTCAGAACCCACTGACAGGGTATGTTTAGACGTTTAAAACGGTTTTTTATATAGCTACGGGTGATTGCACCCTGTTTTATGGCGTCCCAGACGTCAATGTGGTGTGTTCCGTACTCTTCGGGCTCCTCTAAGTAGGCTTCCCACTCTATTTCTAGCTCTGGATTGGCCACTGTCTTAGGTGTTCCTACCATTATCATCTTCTTTTCGGTGTAAGTATCGGCCATCATATCGTCAATAACCGTAGTTCTCACTTCCTTTGTAACCAACTCTATCTCATCCACGACGAAAAGAGACCCCTTGTTACCTCTTTTACTGTCTGCTTTCTGTGATTGCGCTAAATTACTAGCTACAACCTCGGATTCGTTAGAACCAAACCGAATATATTCCTTACCATAGGTACCTCTATCACCCATCTTAGCCTGTGGTTGCACATAAGTCTGCATTAGATAATCACATCGCTTCAATGCCTTCCATATATCTTCCATAATGAAAAGCTGGTCCTGGGTAGGAGCAAATATAACTGCTCTAGTCGTGGCCTCTTTACACATCTTCCAAAGAATATATGCACTCAAGACCGCGCTTTTACCTATTTTACGAGGTTCAATAAATAAATTAATCTCTCTAGTTTCAAAAATAGCCACCGCCTCAGTCTGCCAGGGGGCAGGAAACATAGGCTTGCGGTTATCTAGTCTCACATACGCCACACAAAACAAATCAAAATCAGTCAATATGCGTTTATGAAACTCTTCATCTGTTGAAGACGACTCCGCAACGTACACGAACCTCTTAAATATCTCGTAATTGTGAGTAAATCGTACGTCCGTAGCGGAATCCTCCTCTAAAGTCTTCTTGGCTTCTACGAGAACGGTAGCCAAATCGAACATTATGCTTCTTTAGCTAAATCTCGTATAAGTTTTTTGACAGTACCTTGAGCTTTCTTTTCCGTGTGGTCAAAGTTGCTTAAGATAACCTGTACAAGAATCTCGTTCTTTAGATGCTTTTCAGCTTCTACAGAGAGCTTCTCTCTCATTTTGGGCGTTAGATTTTTTTCAATAAGTTCTAATATCTCTGCTTCGTGCTTGCTTAAAAGCTTAGACGCATAAACATCTACGAACATCTTGAAAGCAGGAACTTTGTAGTAAGCTACAGCCCCTGCACCAACGACTACCAAAAGAAGACCTATTAGTACTGGCGAACCTATGAGAACGTCAATAAGACCACTCAACATTGTGTCGGAGTCATCTCCTGTAGTCATATTACCTGTCTCATTTGTTGCAGTCAAATTCTTATCTGCTGTTGTATTATTTGTCATTTTCTTCTACCTCTATGTCTATTATTTCTGGTTGTTTCTTCCACGTTACGTCTAAGTCACCATCTTCGCCTTTAAGCTCCTTTAGAAGGTCTCTAGCAGCTCCAATACTGTCTTGTACTATAGTGGTATTACGTGCACGTTGTAAGTAATTGAGTACGTACTCATTCATTTTTCGCATACGTTCGTTAGTCGTTTCAAAATTAAGAAGTTCGTCTATGCTCTTATCATACGACCAAGAATCATAACGTTCTAATTGCATTAACATTGCAGCAACGCGGCTGGTCTCGATAATGTTCAAAGATAATCCAGGGTCCTGGTCAAGTTCGCATAAGTAGAACTTATAGCGCTCATAGTCTTCAGGAACTTGTTTAATTTTCTCTACTAACGACAATGGGTTATCCATTGTAAGTGCGTTAACTATCTTGTACTTTTTCAAACCGTGCTCTTTGTTAGGCATAGTTACCCTATATACATATTTGGAACTATATAAGTCTATTGGTGAATACCCTCAAATAACTGCTTCTCGAATGCTTATCTATTAAAAATAGGTTTGAAAAATTCTGGTCGGCTCCGAACTCACCTATGCACGCCCTGACACAGTATCTGAGGACCGATGACAGCTTTTGTCGTCGATAAACAACCAAAAACAGTGAGCGGAATTGATTTTTTCTTCTTTTGATGATGTCATATATAAACTACTCGGAAAAGCTTTATATTATTTGTAGCTATATTTGGTTTGCCTCTTCGGAGCATCGCTATGATGAATTGGCTGAGAAGTGGTATGGAGAAGCCTACCCAACGTGTGACTAGTCAAGGTTTAGTCACCATCACCAACGAAAGGAGGTAAAACCAATGGCAACAAAAGTCGAAACTAGACTCAACAAAATTGAGCGTCAGCTCAAAACAGTTGTGGCCCATCTGGATGCTCTTTTAGAGCGTTCGGAGGGTAATCTTTCAAGAGCTTTAAGCAATGACAGAAAGAAAGGTAGTAAGACCAGAAAGACCAAGAGCAATCAAGAACTTTACTCTTGTTCCTGTCCAGCACTTAAGTGTAAAGCAGGTAAGAAGTGGAGGAAAGGTGGCATCAAGAAGGACGGCACTAAGTGGGGCCTTACAGCCCACAAGGATAATGTCCTTGCTCAGTTTAATGCTGGGCGTCTGGAAGTCAAGCCGGTCTTCAAGAAATTGAAGGCATAGGCAGTGTGTCAATCGTCCTGAGCAAGACATAAAACTGCTCCTCCCTATGAAGCTGATGCTGGTCAAGGCCGGTCAGTGGAGGGAGCATCCGACTTTCATCTTCCTATAGAGTTATGCTCCGGCATACTCGGGATAGAAAATGGCTAAAAAACTGTGGGAAATAACAGATAAAGGCTTAGATTTAGCTCGTGAATATAACGAGCGGAAGAATGTAGGTGGAGAATACCGAGAGTTTATGAAAACTTATTCACCTAAATTAGAATCGGGAAAAACCATAGAGGAGGAAGAACTATGAGAAGAAGACATATGATTGACATAGTCAATGATAAGCAGATGTCTTTCTGTGGACACGAAATGACTCAACAGGAATTTCGTTTTGCAAAAGACAGAGAAATAAAACACATAAACTGCAAGAGATGTTTGGAGAAATACGACAAATATCTAGCAGTCTGGGGTGAAACCTTAGACCAGCTATTGTCTTAGACAAAATGTGTGGGAGTCGGGGGCTTCGGCCCCCACAGGCTCTACTTACTTTATTTTATCCATACTGCATACCCTATCCCACGCGCTCGCGCGCTCACGCGCCTGTGGCTTTGGAATACATAAACCTTACGCGAAGGCGATATCACGCGGTCGGCGTATGTGAAACCCAGCTTTCGGAACCATCTGCAATCGCCCACGCCTCACGATATACGCGTGTCGTTGTCGTCGATGTTATCGTCGATAAGCAAAGCTTTATAAAGAAAGCCCCCTACTGAGGAACGGTGAAAAATGTGACAACGAACACAGACACACAGGGCTTAGCTGGGTATACGGATGCCCAGCTACAAGCCGAGCTAGTCAGTCGCAAGTCGGCTACACAAGACACCTACGCAGACGTTTACGAACGTGCTGGGTGTTCGGGCGAGAAGCAACGCAAACAGCTTGACCGGTTCTTCGATGGGGTCAGACGTAGCGTGAGCATCACGAAGATGTCCACACGTGGGAACGGTGAGTTCATTTCGGGTAACGTGAAGAACTTCGCACGTAAGCTTGGGAATCTCTCAGGCGTTCACGAGATACTCGGTATGACTACACCTACGCACTTACCTGTGGTTCAGGCTGTCGTCGTCGACGAACCTGATGCACTGAGCGTATGCAGGGACTACCTACGTATGCGAAAAGACGCAGGGACAGGGTTCACGACTAAGCTGTTCCTTGAGCAGGTAGGCACATACGAGGGCAAAGCCTTCGGGGTTGTCGTCAAAGACGACAAGGTAGGCACACGATACATCATCGGGGCCCTACGCAAGAAAGACGCACAGGCGTTCAAACAAACTTCGCCCTTCTACAAGAGCGTAGACAAGGCGACCAAGGGTCAACGTATGAAGGTTGACTACTTGGTGTTCGACCCACAGGGTTAGACGCACACACCTGACTACCTGAGCACGTAGGAAAACTGCTCACTACGTTCACCTACATACGTAGGGCGGACTAGTCTACGTTATTTTATCCATACCTACGTGCGTAGGGTCACACGCGCCTACGCGCGTACGTTTTCTAATCTACGCACGTCTATGAACTTGTGCTATCTCGCATACGTACGTACACGTACGTTAGTGAGGGGGGTCAGATGTTCTTCTACGTTCGTGCGTTCGTATGAACAATAAGTGCTATTGCAGTTGCGTATACGTATACGTATGTATGTATATACATATACGAACATATACGTATGTGAACATATACGTACGTAGGAGAGAGAGGGGGGATACACATACGTTTGTAAACATAGAACATATATGTATATATATATACGTAGAAGTATGTCCTCTAATAAACACAGATGCTATGTGCTATAGGCGTGTGCCGTGCGTGTATGATGCGGGTGATATGGGCGTTATGCGGGGGGCGTGATGTAGGCCTGACGTCACACACCTGTGGCCTTGACATCGAGGGAAGCAAAGGTTTATAAAGAACCCTGATTCTGAGAGGTCAATGTTTCCAAACGAAGCGTTGAGGGATAATACATCCCCGTGTCAGACAGTCGGTGACACTCTCCCTGAGTGTGCACGGGCTACAGCAGGGTCTCCACACCCTGTTCGCCCATTCAGTTGGGCAATAGCAGAGCAATACGCATTGTCTACGGATGATGTGTTAGCGTGGCGTAATGCGTGGTGTTCGTATCGTAATGCGTATAACCACGAAGAACCAGCAGTAGCAAACTCGGAGCTGTCTACGTATGCACGTGAGTCCCCATTCCACGTTCAACACCAACGTATGGCAGGTAAGTATGCGGATGCGATGGGTAACTATCGCAAAGCCTACGCAAGTGATAGGGCATCGAACCCACTTAACCTCACGAACGCATCACTACGTGATTTCACGATAGCGACTGCGAAGGATGATAAGGCAGGTATCCTACGTGCCTTCGAGTATGCAGGATGGGACACAAAGGAGTGAACAAAATGAACACAAACACACACACAGATATGAGCATAGATGACGACTTCTACGGAGACGTAGACTTAACACAGGAAGAACGTGACATCATACACGAGGACAGCCTCGTAGGACGTGCGTATGATGAGCATCAGGATTGGAAGGATGCAGAATCACTACGTGAGTTCTGTGCACCATACGTAGGATGGGCCAACAACCTATGAGCTGGATTGAGGTAAACGTGCGTCTGCACGAAGATGAGGTCAAGATGCTACCTTTGTGCCTGACTGACGATGGCACGTACGAAGGAACATTGACGAACGGTATAATTGCACAGATTATACGTGAGGCTAAGAAGGAGATGGGCAACGGGACTGTATACTCCTACGTATACGAGGAGGAGGAAGAATGAGCAGACGTAGGTCAAGCGTACGTACGCCATACGAAAATTACGAACTACCCAAGTCGAGCGAGAAGGGGGAACCCTTCATCGATTGGAACGAGGTAATCAAGAACGTGCGGATAAGCCCACACGGTAAACCCGTGCGTATAATACGAAAGAAACGAGGTAAATAAATATGCAAACATTCCTACCATACGCAGACTTTGTAAGGTCTGCACAAGCGTTAGACTACCGGCGACTCGGTAAGCAAAGAGTGGAGGGTATGCAAATACTCAACGCACTCTCACCTGACTACAAGCACAAGGGGTGGGTCAATCACCCTGCTACGCAGATGTGGAAAGGTTACGAACAAGCACTACGTGTGTATGTAAACGTGATGATTGACGAATGGAAGTCACGTGGATACAAGAACACGATGGAGTTCTACGATGTGAATTACTCTCAGCTAAGTATACCTACGTGGTTACACCAACCTGAGTTACACAAGTCACACCGTGTGAACCTACTGCGTAAGGATTACGATTTCTACGCAGGACTCTTCGTAGACGATGCCATTCTGTCTACGCAGGAGATAGAGAGCTACCCTTATTGGTGGCCTGTTGAGAATGGCTTTACGGTTAATTCAAACCTCTTCACAAAGTGAAGAGTTTGAATGAACCTAACAAACCTTTGGAGAAAAAAAATATGGAATCAGAAAACGATGACATCATTTGTGATGTATGTAGAGATGAACCAGCTACTAACGTAGAGTCCATCGAAGGCGATGACGTAGATATATGTGATTGCTGTTTGACGGAATTACCTACGTGTGATTGGAGTGGTGAGATTGTCAGAGAATTGGTGGCAACAGTAGACGGTTACCGTGTAAGTCAAGCTACGCTGGATGACCACTGCTTTACCTGTGATTGGAGTGGCGACTACGCATTCAATGACAATATGTCTGAGCTGTCCAATGGTGACTGCGTCAACCACGAGTATTACTCGGATGAGTTGGCACATTGTCACGATTGTAGTTGGATAGGTCACATAGATGATGCAGAATGGATGGACAACATAGACGCATATGTATGTTGCGATTGTTCCGACCACCACAGGCACAGAGCTGACCGTTGGCACAATAGATTCGCCAAGATTGAAACAAACACGTTTAGGAAGTATCCTGTCAGAACCTACGTAGGTGTAGAGTTCGAGGCAGAAGATGGTGAACCTATGCGTGAGTTAATGCCATCGGCATTATACAATCGTATTGCGGAGGCTAAAGAGGATGGTTCTCTTAACTACGGCACTGAATACGTAACACATCCAATGCGTGGTGACCTACTAGGTGACACGATAGATGATATGTGTAACTTGTTCGGTGACAATGGTTGGCAGATGACCAACAACGTAGGATGGCACTTCCACTACGAGATGGAAGGCGTGACCTTGAATCGACAGAAGAACGTATGGAAAGCTATGCAACGATTCGATAACCTAATACGTATGTCTGACGAGTTCAATTACTTCACAGAAATGCAGAGGTCTTACGCTTGTGGATGGACAGATTCATACGTGGCTTGGGCAGGTCAATGGGCGATGGATAAGAAACGTGATTACACCTACGATAGACACAGGTCACGTGCTACACGTGGCTCTGAAATGGGTAGATATGCGTGGATTAATTGGAGTCCTATGGGACTGCCTGACAACAAACGTATAGAAATCCGATTGTATAGGCCGTTGACATACAGACGCAATTACGTAGACGATACGTATTGGAGCAAGAATGCATACAAGCAGGTTGCTTCGGATTACAAACTGTTCATACAGTTTTGGAATGAGTTCATACGCAAGTCCGCTTACAGACCACGTTCGTTGAGGTTCAGAGATGACGCACACGGACTGATTACTATAAAGGACTTTGCAGGACAGTTCTCACCACAGGTGAGAGATTGGTTAGTTACAAACTACGATACACATATAACACGAAAGGAGGTGATAAATAATGTGTGAGATACAATTCGTGATGAGCGATTCGTTGGCCAATGACAACGTAAATAACTTCATTGAAATGTTGCAGAAGGGTTCTAGGTCGAACGCAGACGCAACCGGTATATTCAGCAGTTCCTACCAATGGAAGGTAGGCAAAGCATACGATGACCTCAAGGACAAAAAGGACTTGAGCATCAAGCACGTATTGTCCGCACTACCAAGTAATTGGTTAGTGGGTCACAATAGACTTGCTACGCAGGGTAGTGAAAAGGACAATGAGAACAACCACCCGTTCTCGAATGATACCTGCACGATTGTGCATAACGGTATCATCAATAACGATGGTGAATTGAAAGCTAAGTATGGCTTTGACTACAAGGCTGTTACAGATAGTGCGATTGTTCCTGCGTTAGTAGACCACTACATACGTGAGGGCAGTGAGGAGCTTGACGCAATCAAGCAAAGCGTAGAGGAATTGACGGGGTCATACTCGATATTCATATATATGCACAGCTCAGAGAACCTGTATTACTTGAAGAACAATAGCACAAGTTTCTATATGATGAAAACTTTAGATGCACAGGACAACATAAGTATATACGGTAGCACGTCTAAGTCCAGCTTAGAGGATATGGGGTATATAAAAAGCGATGGACTATTCGGGGCAGACCTATTTAAAGCAAGGCACATAGCATCACCCGAAGGTGGTGTTATATACAACGTAGTATATAAAGGAGACAATGGTATGGACATTGTAAATGTAGAGGACTTCACACCTAAAGCCTACGTATATAAAGGAGGAGGAGTCACATACTATGGTGGCTACGCAAATGGCTACAACTACTATGATTGGGATTCACTCGATGATGTGAGCGATAGCTGTTCGATATCGAAGAACGAAACTAAACGTAGAGAACGTGTAGCTTCCAAAGAAGCTATGACTTCATTAACGTCTGAGTTTAGCACTGACGTAGATGATATATTTTCGGGAGTGCTTGAGGACATAGAAAACTTCTGCGTATACGATGAGGATATTATATTCAATGGACAATTTTCACACGAGATATTAGATTGCGTATCTTCATACTCAGATAGACACCAACAGGTAGTTCTACGTGATGTTCCCATTGCGTATGGTACATACTTGGAAGGCTATCTAAATGCAGATGCGTGGGTTACTACGGATGATATAGGAAAAGGTGACGTTTCCAACTATACAGTTAAATACCAAGAAATCGTTAAGTACGTAGAGGACCATCAATGACGAGGACAATGTTACTAGATGCCGACAAGAGTTGGACAGAAAACTTAGATGATGCAAACGCATTCTTCTATCCACACGGTGGGCGTGACCTGACAGGTTTATTTGCGTTCGAGGATAGACAGCCGTATATGTTGCACTTTCCTCAATGGCAACGCTCACAGCTACCTATAATGCCTCACAAGATGATTAAAGCAGTCGAACGTTGGAGTAACAAGGGCAAGGGCTACGCTTTACTACATAGTAAATCATACCCAAGACGATGTAGTCCACGTGGTGAACGTATACCGGTTAAACTTACAGACACGAAGTTCTTCTATCACTTAGGTGGATTTGGAGCATCGAACCTGTGGAATGCGGTCACTAGTGCACGTGCGAGAAGAGAACCAAGTAATATGGCAGTATATAATATGTGGTATGACTTACAACGTAGAGGGGCTGAGTTCCCCGAGTATTGGAACAACGCACATAGGTTAGATGGTGGTAGCGACCACGTTGTACGTTCGTATACTTCGTTCGTATGGAATGATGGCGAGATAGAAAAGTTCAACTCTTACGAGGATGGTTCGGAACAGGATTCACGTCTGAGATACAGAGTATTTATGGTAGATAGACGAGAAGAGGACTCTATCCGACACACACCTGTGTTTCTCGACCAACCTGAATGGAGTGGTGAGGATTAATGGGTGCGTATCCATTTGCTCAGGCAGTTAAGCATCCTCAGAATATGTGTCCACACTGTGCCAACGTAATCGGGCCGGTAGGCGTGTTCGGAAATAATCCGGATGATAGTAAGTGCGAGGGTGCAGGTATGCAACTAAAACCACAATGGGGTGGAAAGATTGAAGGACAATCTGACGATGACCCTACACAACACGCATTCATAGACATAGACTACCACATACGTGACCACACGGATGCTGAGAAATTTAGAAAGTATGTTATGGAAACCAAACGTATGGCTGTTCCTATGTGTGAGATAGGTAAGCAATTACCTAAGATACACGTTGAGAGGCAGTTAGAGGAGAACATAGAGTACGCAGATATTAGAAAGAAGATGGATTATGATGGTGTGCCACGTATGGTAGACATAGACGGACATACATTCTGTAAAGATTGTAGTGCTAGAAAGACATATCAGGCGTATGCAGATTACTCGTGGCGGTCTACGTCAGAGAGATGCACACACCCTGAGTGCGGAGGCAGGAGAGAATAATGGAATATGACATATGCGATTTCGTTGATGGAAGTGGTATAGTGGAATGTCCCGACTGCGGAGAGGTAGTAGAGACAATAGACGAGGACAAGTGTCCGTACTGCTACAATGGAAAATATATGTATGGAGATATATAAATGAAACAAAACAAAATACTAACAGAGTTTCTCGATATGATAGACGAGGCACATAAGGTTGAAGCGTCTAACATAGATATAAAGAAGATACTCACGCCTATACAATTTAGGCAATTTACAAAAATGGAAGAGGTTATTAACAATATGTTTATGAGTAATAACCTACACGAAGGCATACGTAAGATAATAGACGGAGCCGAGCTAACCAATACGCAACAGATAAACGTATTGATTATGCTAAAAATATTCGAAACATTCATCGGTGCGATGAAGGAGGCAGGTATACAACCAGACACAGGCGATAACTATACGTTACCATCTGACTTTGGAGACTTGTATGCTTAAGACACATACTGTAAATAACATAGTAAACGTAGTTATTTACATTATGTGATAACAAAAAAAAAAGGAGATTAATAAATATGACAAACAGATTTAGTAGAATGGGGGCCCGTAGTGGGTCCAATGATAGCTCCGCCAAACAAGGCGGAAACGTT